GTTTCACAAATAAAGAAAAATGGATTTGTACCTAAAGATGGTATTGCGATAAATAATAAACCGTTTAAAAACCGATTATATTTTGCAACATCATTAATTGCTGCTTATGATTTATCAGTAAACTTTGGTTCTTATAAAGATAATGAAGAATACTCTATTTTAAAGGTAAAATCAAATTGTGTTGATGCTGGATATGAAGAAGACACTTTATTTGTTCATGGAATTTATGTTGATTATCCAATTAGTGATGATTGCATTGTAAGTGTTATGGATGCAAGTGATTTATTTAATAAATTCAATGATGATGATATTGAAAATCTATATTAAATGTGCGTTGGAAAAAATCTTTTTGTTTTTCATCACAAATGTTAAATCGAAGAACTGAACTAAGGCATGGAGTATAACGATTACAGATAAGCTGAGTTTTTAACTAAATTAAAAGATATGAAATTACCAAGTGGAATAGAAGTAAAATTAAAGACACCTACCAAAGAGGAACTGAAAAAATTCAGTTTATCTGGTGTTATAGTTAGTGATGTTATTGAACCACTAATTGAAATTGGTAAGTGTGAAAAATGTGGAGAACCACTAATGATTAATATAAATGATATACATCATTAACTATAACTATCATATATAAGACACCTAACATAATTCATTCATTATTAACATGAAGCACGATAGAATTTTAGAGATCTCTAAACAAAAACTTAAATATTATAATTATTCAAATCGGTCTATAGAAATATATTTGCATTACATTAAAAAATTTCTGATTAATACTAATAAATATCCGCAACATATCATTTCTTTGGATTTTCAGAAATATCTTGATGAATATAATTTCACATCAATTTCACAACAGAACCAAATCATAAGTGCAATTAAATTTTTTTATAATAAGGTTCTAAATAAAAAATACAATAAGTTAAAATTCGATCGACCAAAGGGAGAAAGTAAACTTCCACGGGTTATTTCTAGGAAGCATATTTTAACAACCATAGCTAAAATTAAAAATCTAAAACACAAGTCAATAATTACATTATGTTATTCTACTGGGATAAGGGTTTCTGAACTAATAAACTTAAAAATCATTGATATTGATTCGAATCGAATGGTTATTTATATCAAAAATGGGAAAGGACGGAAAGATAGAATTGTTCCACTATCAAATTATGTATTAAAATTATTACGTGAATATTTTAGTGAATATCGTCCAGTGAATTTTCTATTTAATGGACAAACGAAAAAACAATATACAGCTTCGTCATGTAATAGAATAGTTAAAAAACATTTAGGAGAACAATATCATATGCATTTATTAAGACATAGTTGTTTTACCTCAATGGTTGAGTCTGGTGTTAATTTAAGGATTATACAAAGTATTGCTGGTCACAAATCAAGTAAAACTACTGAAATATACACACATGTAAGTTGTGATCTTCTAAATAAAATTGAAACCCCAATTTAGATATATATAGTAAATATATTATTTTGAAATTATGACAAAAGTAAGAAAAGTATACACATATGATGAATTCCTTAATGAAGAATTAAGTGCTAAGCAGAAAAAATTACCAGAAGCTTTACAAGATGCTATTCTAAAGAAGCAAGGCGAGAAACCTGCTAAGAAGGACAGTAAAGCTGATGCTAAAGCTGCTAGCAAATGTGAATGTGCTAAGAAATGTAAGTGTACTGGTAAAGGTAAATGTAAATGTGCTGATAAATGCAAATGTGCTGATAAGAAGGACGATAAACCTAATGGTTTAAGTGCTAAGCAAAAGAAATTGCCTGAAGCGTTACAAGCTGCTATCATAAAGAAGATGAATAAGAAATAATAATATTTTAATCCATCAAATTAAAAATATGAATAAAGGAATTAAATTTCGGGTATTCTTCCAATGGGGTACAGAGGAAGAAGGGGTAAAAGAATTAGGTACATTTTTTGCACTAAGTAAAGAAGATGCGATAGAAAAAGCAATCAAAAACAATGCAGAAAAAGATAAAGATGTATACCGAGAATATGCAAAAGCAGAAAAAATTTTAAAATAACATTAAATAAATTTTTTTATAACGTAAAAGTTTCCTATATTTGGTGAAACTTTAAAAGGAAAAGATATATAATACTCAAACAAATAGAAATAATGAATTTGAATAGCTTAAATACTGTAAACAACTCTTCACGCTCTGTCGTGGTAGCATACTATAAGAAGTATGAAGAGGGAGGATTTTGGGCTTTACATAATATCATGTAATAATAATTACTATAATGATAAAGCCTAAATCCAAAAGATTTAGGCTTTTTTGTTGATATAGGTTTTGTAAATACCTCAAATTTACAGTTCTTTGACATGTTGGTTACTATACCCTGTTCGTATAACGGTTCAGTACGGGGGACTTTCACTCCCCAAATGCTCGGTTCGATTCCGGCACAGGGTACTAAAGCATATAGAGAAAGAAAAAAATTAGAAAAACTTGCTTCAATGGAAACAAGTTAGTAGGATTGACCTCTTAGCTCAGTTGGCTTAGAGCACCTGACTTTAGTTAAGAAATATCAAGATTTAATCAGGGGGTCCTGGGTTCGAGCCCCAGAGGGGTCACAAATTATTAGAAATCATGAAAAAAGTAGAAATGACAATGCAGGATATCTGGGCGGCAGTTAAGCCTAATATCCAACGCAACAAGAAGAAGTATACTAGGAAAGCCAAACACAAAGGCAAATCTTAGTAATATGGGATGTGAAAGGATACTGGCCAGGATTGTAAACCCTCAGCCTTGGAGAGTTCGAGTCTCTCCTATCCCACAATAACAAATACAAAAGTTCCTGAAGTGGTAGTAGGGGGTGAGTGAAGCGGGGGTCAGGACCCCAACCAGAGCGGTTCGACTCCGTGATGGGCATGGTTGCAAGAAATCACTTTTGTTATTATATAGGACCATGGTGTAACTGGATAAACATCCCACTTTTACATGGTGGAGACGAGAAGTATAATCCCGGTTCGAGTCCGGGTGGTCCTACAAGCAAACAAAAAGTCATGAGTTCGAATGATATATAAAATAAAACAATCATGAGAATTTGTGAAAATTGTGAAAGCGAACATAGTGGAGAATATGGATCTGGTAGATTCTGTTCACCAAAGTGTGCTAGAGGGTTTAGCACTAAATCTAAAAGAAAGGAGATTAACCAAAAAGTTAGCAAAAGTTTAAAGGGTAGACCACTTACCGAAAGTCAGAAAGAGAGGATGTCTATAAATAATGGATCACATAGACAAGAGGTCAGGGAGAAAATAAAGAATAGCGTGTTAAACTCCTTTACTGATGAACGTAGAAAAGATATCTCCAAGTTTATGAAGAATAGAGAGATACTACCAGAGACTAGAGAAAAAATATCAATCGCTAAGAAAAAGCAGTGTGAGAATATAGAAGAAAGAAAAAGGTTAAGAGAGATTGGAAGAAAGGGAGGATTTGGAACTAAAGGGATAACAAAGGGTGGAACTAGGTATGAATCCATTCTGGAAAAAGAATGTTATGAACTATTGGAAGATAATCAGATTCTATTCGAAGCACATAAACCAATCCCAGAATCTGCTAAGGTATCTGATGTATATTTGTTAGAAAGCGATGAGTGGATCGAATTGGATGGTATTAACAGGGAGAAAAGGAAGAAGTGGTTGGGCAAGGATTATGAATATTGGCTCAATAAATTAGATTTATATAAGGAATTAAACCTTAATTTCAGCGTAATTTATACACTGAAAGAATTTAAAAATAAGATAATTTCAAATATATAGTTTATGATTAATATTAATACATTTCGTTTATTCGAAAAAAGTTTATCTTTCATTAGTGCATCAGAGGTTATAAATAAAAAATTTATCGAACTACAAGATGAAAAAGGATTTCTTGATCCGTATGCAGCTCAATATAGTTGGGAGGAACATAGAGAAAATTTAGATCCTGATGATGAAGATGAGGTTTATAAAATTACCCAATCTGAGGATTTTAAAGAATGGCTTAAGTATGAATTAGAAAACAGGTTTGATAATTTAAAAGATATGTTTACTCACTTAGGTAGCCAAATTACTCTTTATCGAGAAATGAAAGTTGGTGATGATTATTTGGAAAAATTAAAATCTGGTAAGGTAAAAAGAATTGGCAGATATTGGACATATGATGAAGATTCTGCGGAAGCACATTGGGGACACAATCAAGACAATAAAACAGCTATAATATTATTCGAAACCACAGTTAAACAAGAACATATCGATTGGATAGAAACCCTTAGATTGAACCTAGAGCATGAATCTTTTAATGAAGAAAAAGAAATTAGGTTATTTAAAAACACTAAATTAATTATAGATTCTATAAAATGGGAAGGGAAGGAAATTAATTCTGACGAATTGGAACTAATTAATAAACATGAATATATTTCATAATGAGAGAAAGACTTAATAAATTACAATTAAAGAATGTTTTCATACATATAGAGCCAGAACATTATAAAAACGGCAGCAATGCTTGTTTTTCTATAGAGTTTAGAGACTATGGTGAACAAACTGGTTGGTATGGAGACAATCATGAATTTGGTGAATTTGGTGATGTAATGTATGCAGCTTTAGAATTAGCAGAATGGTATTTAGAGGATGATAATAGGATTAAAGCAATTAATGCACCTTTTAATGATTTCTATGTAAGGGAAGAAAGGGATAAAAAGGTATTTTCATTAATGAAAAATCCAAATATATAAAACAATAAGGGAGTGTTGGGCAATGGTCGCCTAGTAGACTGTAAATCTATGGCTTCGGCATTGGGGGTTCGAATCCCTCCACTCCCACTTTTATGTAATCTATAGATAATATGATAAAAAGAAAAATGCTTACATCAATTGATGCTGATAGAGATTCTGAGATACCTAGGATCTTAAATAGAGAAAATGCTAAGGTAGGAGTTGAGATTGGGGTTTTCAAAGGTCAGTTTAGTAAACATATAATGGAAAACTGGGATGGTAAACTTTATATGATAGATCCTTGGAGACCTTTAGGTAATGAATATATGGATGCATCAAATCATAAGAATCATCTTAATGCTTATCAAGAAGCAATAGATAATATAAAAGGTTTTGAAAATAGAGCTTTTATGTTAAGAGGACTAAGTAATGAATTAGTCGATTTGTTTTCCGATGAATCTCTAGATTTTGTTTATATTTATGGAAATCATACATATAAATACGTCAAAGAGGACATCGAACTTTGGTACCCTAAGATAAAACAAGGAGGTTTATTAATGGGACATGATTATTTAAGTCTGGATTGGTATGATTCAACAAATCCAATGCATGAAAATGGTATAGATAAACATATGTGGTTTAGAGATAATAATAAACCGGATGGAGATTATAATTATACTGGAGTATTTGGAGTTAATCCTGCAGTTGATGAATTCTGTGAAGAACACGATCTAACAGGAACAGTTACTAATGAGTATACTGGATCATTTATAATATATAAAACATAAGCGTCTATAGTTCAACGGATAGAACACCCGGTTACGGCCCGGGAGATGGGAGTTCGAATCTTCTTAGACGTACTAAACTTTTGCTTATGGAAAAGAAGAAACCAACAGAAGAACAAATAGCGGAATTTAGAGCTGTTATACGAAAGGATAAAGAAGCTCGTGTTAAAAAACAAGAAGAAGCTTGGGATAACTTACCTAAGTTTGTAAAAACCGTTGATGTTCCTAATTTACCACAAGCCGAACCGGAGGTTTGGAAAAGCTTCTATGTGCCCAGATTAATCAATGCTGGAGCAGTTCCTAAGGTTGATCTTATTGATGGTCAACATTACTATGGAGAGCATAGAATTGCAACCATTGCAAAATGGGATAACAAGGAGAAACAATTCAAATATACCCGCTATAAGTTTGGAAACACATTTATTGATACTTGCAATCACTTTGAGGATGACGATGGTTTTGCACTATTCGTACCAATAAGACTTGCAACAGACGAGGAAATTAAAAATGGCGAACGGGGTATACCAGATAACTGAGAATTTTGAAAAAGCTTTAAGTGATTATACAGGAGCACCATACGTAGTAACGGTAGATAATGCATCTAATGCTATTTTTTTATCCCTTATGTATGAAAACATTAAAGATTCAGAAGTAACTATACCTTCTAGAACATATCCATCTGTACCCTGTGAGATAATACACGCAGGGGGTAAAGTTAAATTCAAGCCAACAAAAGGAAAAACACTAAAGGGTGCATATCAATTAGAACCAACTAAGGTGTGGGATTCAGCATTAATGTTTACTGCAGATATGTATAAACCAAATACCCACATGTGTGTCTCATTTACTGGTCCATATAAGCACTTTAAATTGAGCAAGGGCGGAGCAATACTAACTGATAATTATCAGGCATATCTATGGTTTAAGCGAGCAAGATATAGTGGTAGACGTGAGACCTCTTATCACGACGATCATTTTGATATGCTCGGTTGGAATTTCTATATGATGCCAGAATTAGCTGCTAGAGGATTATTATTGATGAATCAATTTTATAACATTGATGGTACTAAGAAAACTAATAAAGATTTGGAAATCCCATATCCTGATTTATCAAACTTTGAAATATACAAGAAATGAAAAAAGCAATAATTGGTTATGGTGGGCATGCTAGAGAAGTAGCAGCTCAAATGGGTACACCCGTTACATTCTTTGTTGATGATGAATATGTTAATGAACACACTAAACCAATTTCAGAATTAGATCATAAAAAATATGAGGTAATGGTAGCAATTGCAGATCCTCAAAAAAGAAGTGAAATTACCAAAAGGTTACCGAAAGATATTAAATTTTTTACTTTCGTTCACTCCACATCATTATTAATGGATAATATAGAAATAGGTGAAGGTTCTTTTATCGGAGCATATTCAATATTAACAACAAATATTCAGATAGGAAAACATGCTATTTTAAATAGAGCAAACCAAATAGGACATGATTGCAGAATAGGTGATTTTTTTAGCGCAATGCCGGGAGCAATAGTTGGAGGAAATGTAAATATTGGAGATAGAGTTTATCTAGGAAGTGCGGCAAACATAAAAGAAAAAATAGAAATAACTAGAGATGTTACAATTGGTATGAATTCCGGAGTAATTAGGCATTTAATGATCCCAGGAGGAACATATGTAGGTACACCACCTAAAATTATTGGTAATATTTTTGCTAAGATAACAAGAATAGAAGAAATATGAAAGTTAGTGTAATTATACCATGTTATAATTTCGAAACCTATATTGAACAATCAATATTATCTGCAATAGGACAGAAAACAAATTTCGAAATTGAAATACTAATAGGTGATGACTCATCAACCGATCGGTCAGTTGATAACATAGAAAGGGTTGCACACATCTATAAAGATCTAAAAGTTTTTAAACATGATAAAAATCTTGGTGCTAATAAAAACATAAAGTTCCTTACAGAAAGGGCAAATGGTGAATACATAGCATATTTAGATGGTGATGATTATTGGTTAGATCCATATAAACTACAGAAACAAGTAGATTTTTTAGATACAAATCCTAGTTATTCCATGACATTTACTGGGCATTGGATGAAAAAGCTCAATGGTATGTACAACCCAGATTCTTCGTATAGTTGGCTTTGCTTACCTAATAAATTTATAGATAATGATATAACACAACAGGATCTATTAAATAGTAATTGGGCTACATATGGTAGAGTTTTCAGAAACATGGATGGTATTATAGAAGAGTGGATGATGGATAAATTATATTTTGATTGGTGCATGAACTTCAAGATCTCTAAATATGGACCAATAAAATATCTAGATTTTCCTGGAGGGATTTATAGGATACATGAAAATGGTATTTTTTCATCGATAGATGGAGAAGAACTTAATAAAATCACAGACGAACTAAGAATTGAATTAGCAAATAGACTTTAGAAACAATTCGTCATCTGCCCTCTATAAGAACTTTAAACCAATAAATTAAAGAATGGAAAAATTTAGAGAATTGGCAGACGAGTTATTACGTATGCCAGAAGAAGTTAAAAATTTACAACTAGAGTTACTTAATTATAGTGAGCAAGCACAAGAGGTTTTAAACAAGACCCAAGCATTAGAATCAGTAATTAAATCTGAGATTGATGCTGAGATTGGAGAGAATGGGAAAAAATTATATTCAAACGACACTGCAAGAAAGGCTGCATTTATGGAAATGTCAGATAGTAATGAAGAACTTCATAATCGTAAAGAGGAGTATAATGCTATACAAAAAGTTGTTTCTGAGTATAAAATGGACATCGAAGAACTTTCTAACCAACAAAGAAACATTAGATCTGTACTTGATTTTATAGGAAAGGTAGGAGAGTAATTATGTCATTGGATAATTACGATAGCGTTTCAGAAAGGCTCACTGACAATTCAACTTTTCTTGAAAGTTTCAATAAATATGCAAAGATAGTAAATAAACTTAATTCCCATGATATAGAACTTATTGGTAGTATACCAAATCCTGAAGTAGCAGATTCTAAATGCGGATTTAAAATGATTCATAATAAAATTACTTGGGATATATTTAGGGTAGATGATGTAGTTGATATGATAGTTAAAGCTAGGGATTCACATAAAAATAGAAAGGAGTAATTATGTCAGAATTAGATAGTGGACAACCTCCGGATGCGTACAGAGAACCGGAAGGAGGAAGAACAATTCCTAAATCTATACCATTTACTAAAACTGAAGAATGGCTTATCGAGAGAAAGAATATTAAGCTTTCTGGATATGGTGATTTTTCTGGTTTTAGTACACAAAAACTAGAAGATGGAAGAATCAGACAAAGCGGATGGAGTCCATGTAACGTAGATCCTGATTGGGGTACATATGACACCAATAACTGGGAAAGATATTACGATTCATTTGAGGCTTTTATAGAAAGGTATTCATAATAAAATCACATTTCATTTTTTTATCCCGTATATTAAATCTATATTTGCATTCTAATAAGTTAATCTTAAATAATTTCAAATGGGAATATCAAAATTTAATGATGTAATACAAAAACAGTTTACTAAAATGTTAAAAACAGGTAAACTATTCAGAGTAGAACTGACAGGTAGGGAAGTGTGGGATTTATACATTTCTTCATTCAGTAAAGAAAATAACCCAATTTTTAGAGACCCAGAAAGCAGTACTCATAATTGTAATCACTGTAAAAATTTCATCAGGAGATATGGTAATATAGTAGCAATCGATTCCGATTACAATACTATTTCATTATTTGATGTTGAAACTGATATAGAGTATATGGATTCAGCAAAAGCTCTTTCTATCGGAATCAAAACTTCTAAGATAAAAGAAGTATTTTTTGAAACATATAATGAGTTAAACAGTTTACCTTATGAATCTTGTACTAAGAATAACAAAGTGTTTAGACTTGGAACAGCAAGAAACGTTAAAAGGTATACTAAAGACGAAGCAGAATTATATGGAGTAGTAAAACCAAACGAGATAAGAACTTTTGACCATTTCCATTTAGATTTACCAAAGAAATTTGTAAGTAATTCTGGAAGATCAGTTGAAGCTATTATGGCTGATTATAGGGATAAGAAAAACGTATTCCAAAGAGCTATGGTCGAAATACCATTAGATACTTTGGAATTAGTAAAAGATCTTATTAATCAAGATAGCTTACTTAATGGAACATCACATTTACATTCCGTTGATGCTGCAATCAAATCAAAGAAAGAATATACTTTACTAACTAATGCCAAAAGAGATAATTGGCTTTGGGTATCTACCTATGAAATGCCAGAAACTATTGCTAAGTTTAAGAACAATCTTATTGGTGTACTATGCACAGAGTTAGCAGAAGGAGAAGAACTTAATAAAGCTTGTCTTAGTTGGAACAAACGAGTAGATCCTGCAAATTATCATAAAGCAGTTGCTCCTATTACTAAGAGACAAATAGAAGAGGCACAAAAATTCGTCGAGGATAACAATTTCCTTGAATCATTTGATAGAAGGTTTGCTACGATTGATGACATTAAGGTATCTGAAATTTTACATAGTAATGTCGGGGATGGTGAGGTTAAAAAAGTATCTATATTTGACAATGTTAAATCCTCTAAATCACGCCATAAAAGAAATGAATTTGATAATGTTGAGGAAGTTCAAATTGATAAGTTCATGAAAGATATTTTACCAGGATGTAGTTCAATAGAGGTATTGTTAAAGAACTCTCACGAAAATAACCTGGTTACAATGACAACCACTAAAAATGGGGAAAGTAAACCTATTTTTAAATGGAATAACAATTACTCGTGGACGTTTAATGGTAACCTAGCTGGTAAAAGCCAGATTAAGGAAGCAGTTAAAACCAAGGGTGGAAAAGTCGATGGAGTACTTAGGTTTAGTATAATGTGGGGAGAGAATGATCCTAGCGATAATTCAGATTTGGATGCTTGGTGTATGCAACCAAACTGTAAATCTATAGGATATTCAAATAAACGTGATCCTAACACATTAGGTAATTTAGATGTTGATATCACAACTCCAAATAGATTCAATAATAGAGATATTGTGGAAAACATCACATGGGGTACTTTATCTAGAATGCCAGATGGTGTATATAAGTTTTGGATAAACCAATTTGCTTCCCGTGGTTCTAAAGGATTTAGAGCTGAAATTGAATTTGGTGGTGAATTATATTCATATGAATATAACAATGCGGTAAAAGGAAATGTTCCAATAGCAGAAGTAACACTAAAGAATGGTGAGTTTTCAATCAATCATAAATTACCGGAAACTGCATCATCTAAAGAGATATATGGACTTGAAACTAACCAATTCCACAAAGTAAATCTTATGTGTCTTTCACCAAATCATTGGGGTGAGAATCAGGTTGGTAATAAGCATTATATGTTTATGCTTGATAATTGTAAAACTCCAAACAAAATAAGGGGTTTCCATAATGAGAATCTAATACAAGATTTATTGAAACATAAAAAGGTAATGGAAGTACTAGGAAATAGTTCTATGCTGGAACCTGTAGATAAGCAATTAACAGGATTGGGTTTCAATTCGACTGTACGTGACGAGGTAATAGTTAAGCTTACAGGTAATTTTAAGAGAGTAGTAAAGATTAAATTTTAAACATTAAAAAATAATATTATGTACAAAAAAGCAAGTAAACAAAAATTAAGAATTACAACAAACAGAGGTAACCTTTCCGTAGAACAATTATGGGACTTATCCCAAGCTGATTTAGATGTATTAGCAATAAGTCTTGAAGCTGAGTATGAAGTAAGTGGACGGAAATCTTTCTTAGTTAAAAAATCTAAAAAAGATGCAGACTTGAAGCTAAGATTTGATATAGTTCTTGACATACTTAACAGTAAAGTAGATGAGGCTGAGAAGTTATCAAATGCTTCTGAGATAAAGCGTCATAACAATCATATTGATGAATTGATTGCTGAAAAACAAGGTGAAGTATTAAAAGGAAAGTCTATTAAGGAACTTGAAAAAATGCGTAAGTAATAAAAAATAAATCATATTTCATTTTTTTATTACGTATAAAAGATATATTCTTACATTATCAAAATAAAATACAAAAAACGAAACTTTTTGAAATTTAAAAGTATATATAAGGTAACAAATTTAAAGTACAATGTTAGAACAAGGAAGAAATATTAATAATTTTAGATCAGATTTTATCTGGGATATGAATCCATGTAACCTATTGCATCAAACGTGACTTTAAAACAGTAACGATAATATACAAATAGGTTTCAGAAATGGAACCTATTTTTTTATAAGTAAACTTTTGGAATGTCAACCAAAACAAAAATTGACAAGTTCTTTGACATGTTGGTAATTTGCTCCTGTAGCTCAATGGATTAAGAGCAACGGCCTTCGAATAGGAGCTTTTATAGAGAAATTTATAAAATGTAAACCGTCAAATTCGGGGAAGCCTTTAAAATGGTAATCCCGAGCCAAGCCTAGCGATAGGAAGGTGTAGAGACTAGACGGCGGTCATCTAAGTTAAATTAATATGATGAAGGGATAGTCCAGACCACAAACACATATGTGGCAGTGAAAACTGTAGCTGGTAAGCTAAGCCGTAGGTTGAGAGTTCGAGTCTCTCCGGGGGTACTAGTTTTAAACGAGAGATTTGATAAAATCCAAGTTCGAGTTAGATATATAGAATAAATAAGATAGGGGAAAAATACATTTTTTCTATAGATAATTGCTATAATAAAAATAATTTATATTTTCTTAATAAACACATAGAAAATCCACAAGCAATCATAAATGGAGATCCTATTATAGTTATCAAGAATTAATTTCTACATTATAAAATATACAACTATGTAGTTCAGTTGGTTAGAATCCCTGGCTGTCACCCAGGAGGTCGCCGGTTCGAGTCCGGTCATAGTTGCTGCTCCCGATTTAATGTAATCCTCGAGCAAAAATAGCATTCCGGCGATGAAGCCGGTAGACACCGTAATTGGGGTAATCGGTGAATCGGAAAATATACACGTCTGTAGCTCAGCTGGCTAGAGCACTGGTCTCCAACACCAGGTGTCGTGGGTTCGAATCCTACCAGGCGTGCAATGACGCATTTTCGTACTTTATTCACACAGTTCGCTGGTTTCGCGACATTGAGGTGATATATAACATATGAAACATCAATGTAAAATTTGTGGTAAAAAGTTTGATAAGAAAGAATCTTTAGGTGGTCATGTATCATCACACAACAGAGGAGAAAGTTATAAGAAAGGTAGAAGTAAAGGTAAATCAAAGAGGATTAGGAAAAAGTCTGAAGGTCCTTGGATTTGTGAATACTGTGGAAATGAATTTAGTAATGGGTGGAAACTAGGAGGACATAAGACGTTATGTAAGATGAACCCAAAGAGAGAAGAAAGGCTAGCAAAAATTGCTAAATCTGGAATTGGGAGAAAACATAGTGAATTTAGTAAAAGTTTGATTAGCGAATCAATGGAAAAAGCTCATAAAGATGGAAGGGCTTGGAATATAGGTAAAAGTAGGTGGAATAACGAAAAATCATACCCAGAAGAATTTTTTGAAAGAGTAATAGAAAATAATTTCCTGGATAAAGAGTACGAAACTGAATATCCAGTTTCAATATATGCTATAGATTTTGCTTGGGTTAACAAAAAGAAAGCTATAGAGATTGATGGGGAACAGCATCAAAGATTCGAAGAGTATATTGAACGAGACAAAAGAAAAGACCAATCTTTAATAGAAGAAGGTTGGCAAATTTTGAGAATAAAATGGAAAGATATGTTTAATAATCCGAAATATTGGATACAAGAAGCATATAAGTTTATACACTAGCTCATATAGCTCCAATGGTAGAGCGCTACGCTGTTAACGTAAGGGTTGGGGGTTCGAATCCCTCTATGAGCGCTAAAATAAAATTCTTGGGTTGCCGTAGTTGGCCGAACGGTCCGGACTGTTAATCCGGTGAGCGAAAGTTCCATCGTAGGTTCGAATCCTACCCCAAGAGCATGGGTTATAGTAAGGTTTTTACTGTTTTGGCAGTGCCCCAACATCGACAAAAGCACAAAGAAAACATCCGGGGCGATAACGTCACTCCTTAGAGTTTGATAGTTTGACAGCATCAAATCCCCTGGACCATCGGCAAGTATACCCTCCGGCTGATATCCGGTAGAAAGGTTAGCTGGTCACACGGGGGTTCAAATCCCTCTTTGCCGACATAACTAAAAAGTCACAGGTTCAAATGATATATAGAAGAAAGTATCTAAAATATGATGATTTGTGAAAATTGCGGGGTTAAACATGATGGATCTTATGGTTCCGGAAGATTTTGTTCTATAAAATGCGCTAGAGGGTTTGCTACTAAAGTAAATCGAGAAGATCTCAATAAGAAAGTATCCGATACGTTGTTTAATAAAGGACCTGGTAAAATAAAGTTAATTTGTCAGAACTGTAAGGAAGAGTTTGAAGTAAAATGGAGAAAAAAAAATCAGAAAACTTGCTCTAGATCATGTTCGGCTGAATTGAAATGGAAAACACCAGGTTACAAAGAAAAAATTGCAGAAAAGAATTCAATAATGGCTAAGAAAAGACATGCTGATGGTGACGTCTCTTTTGGTTGGAAAACTCGAAAAAAACTAGAGCCGTCTTATCCAGAATCTATAGCAATTAGAACGTTAGATAGCTTGGGTATAGAATATGAATATGAATGGAAATTTGGTAAATATTTTGCTGATTTTGCACTACATGAAGATAAGATTGTCATTGAAATTGATGGACAACAACACAATAAACCAGAAAGAAAAAAAGTTGATATAGAAAAAGATTCCAAATTGAAATCACAAGGATGGAAAGTTTATCGAATAAAATGGCCAGATGATAATATCATAGAATCAATTACTAATATAATAAACACTTTGGAAGGTAGCTCAGTTGGTTAGAGCGCTACACTGATAATGTAGAGGTTTCGGGGGTTCAAGTCCCCCTCTTCCAACATTTGTAGATCATCAATCCATGTTTTGTGGATCATATTTCATGGATTTTGATCTCTATTTACAAACTAAATGATCTTTAAAATTAATTATGGAAAAATCATATTCTAAATTGTATGAAGAATACAAAGAAAAGCATAATGGGAATCCTAAATATGCTTTCCCATATTTTTTGGTTACTCTTAATAGGGTTCACTTTCATAGATCGTATATAAGACCAAAAATACAATGGTGGAATGAATTAGTAAAATCTTAATAAAATGAAAAAGAAATTTGACGCTCATTAGGTATAGTTAAAACTAAACCTAAAATTATGAGCATAAATAGATACAGAGGAAAACTGAACAAAGCAAACAACAACCAGGAATATAAGAAAATCTGGTTAAAAATAGAATTTCCCTTATATTGGGATGAGTGTATCAATCTATATCCTAGATTGAAAACAAGAGGAGCTAAACCTCCTAGAAAACAGATATACAGTTACCAAATACGTATGTACCGAACTTGGAAACATAATAGAAAAACCCAATGGAAGTGATGGCGAGGTAGCTCAGTTGGTTTAAGAGCGCAGCACTCATAATGCTGAGGTCGTGGGTTCGATTCCCACTCTCGCTACAGATAAGATATATATATAAAAAACAATAGTTAATGGAACATATAGACAGCTATGAAATCTTTGAAGATGAGAATTCCGATTTAGTAAAGGATCTGAGAAATGTAGGGTTTGATATACCATTACTTAAAGGTGAATTTACAGAAATGGTAAAAAACTTTACTAATGATGACAATACAATTGATTATATGATTAGATGTTGGTTCGTTGGAGACGAGGAAGAATTTCATGTTTTAGATCAAGATTTCACAAAAGAAGAAGTTGATAAATTTCCGATTTCCGATATTGAGAAGGAAAAATTTCTAAAACTATTTCAAAAATCTCAGGTTGACAGTAATCCACGAATATTAGATGATTTTGTATTTAATGTTTTAGCACCTCATGTTACAAATCTTGAATTATATAAAAGGGATCCGAATATCTGGGAATTAATATATTCGGATTATGAGGATGAGGATTTTTCATATGAAACTTTTATTGATCGATATAATGAATATTATAACTAATAATATTCAATTCGATAATAGAAGGTTCTTTAGTTTGTTAAAGAACCTTTTTTATGTAGTATTATTTTTTTACTACGAAAGATAACCTTATATTAGCTAAATAAAATAATAATACAATGAAAGTCACAATCATAAAAATGAAACACACACTTACCTTTGAGAATAAAGGTAAGAAGTTCGAGATGCCATTATGGGCGTTAGTCGATGAGTTTGGGTATACTATACAGCAAGTTTATAGTATAGAAGAACCAACAGGATTGAAAAAAGATTTAGAGAAACCGATAGATAATTATATCAAATAAGGTTATGAAAATACTTAAAAGTAAAAAAGGTAGGAAAAGATATACAGTGATAATTAATGATAGTATTCAAGTTGCTTTTTTAACTGTGAAAAATAGCTTGTTTGATTCAAGAATTTCACCCCATGGATTTGCAAGAGTATTTGATTGTAATTTTAATGAAGCAGTCAATAATATAAAAATTTTATCAAGAAAAGGTTATTTTATTTCAAAACGAACAAAATAAAGATATGCAAACAGGATATTTCGCAGATACAAAGACAGATACTAAGGTTCATTTAGTTGATAGTTATAGTAAGCCAATGTGTGGTTGTTATATTTCGAAAGATAAAAAATTCCAGTGGAATTCGCATGGCATCACTTTAGAGTATATAGAGTGTGTCAGATGTAAAAAAATTGCATTAGAATTGCTTGAAAAAGAGCACGAAAAAAGAATAAGGACAACAAAAGAAAGATTTAAGCACAGAAAGAAAAGAGCAATCATAGGAGATGCAGTTGAGATGCTACATAAATATGAATACTCAAGAGGTGATACATTAGCGATCTTTGATTTTATAAGAAATAAAACTAAACTATAGATCATGGCTAAAGAAAAACCAAAACAAATAGAAGTTGGTGAATGGCTTTATAAAGGTTGTTTTATCCAAGAATCAGAACACCCACAACTTGTAGGTAAGTATGAGGTTTTTAAGAATAACAAAAATCAAGATCATGTTGATAGATGCTACACATTTACAGAAGCAAAGAAATTATGTGTAGAAAATGAATGCTTCGATAATGTACTTGAATTTTAAAATATAAGCATATATTTTTACTAGTTTTCTCAATGCTGGCAAGATCAGAGAAACTTTAAATGATCATTTAGGATTGCCATCCACGAATGATCAGGAGTTATTATGGGATGGGAACAGACAACTTACGTTCTGTAGATGGGTAAAAACCATCTTTTGGAGAATCTCGATGAGCGACGTGCAATGCAGTATTTTTATTGTAGTTTATCAAAAAAATTCTCTCCGAGACGTACACAACCTTGGAAGTAGGGAATATAGATTAGGTTCTATTGTGTTTTTCCAGTATAAGGCTGGTAAGTAACTCCAATTTATTTTTAAACAATCTGGATCAAGATTAACAGTGAGTTAAGCTGACTCGTTAATAGCTGGGAGAAGCTGGTAGATGATCGACTCTTATAAGACGCTACCCTTGATTTTTTTAATATGGAAGTATTAGCCCTAAAGTGCGAGATCTAATCAGAGCACGGGATTTTCAGTTGTGCAACCAATCGATTATTCTAGGAGTAAGGGAACACTTAGTTGCTTGTTGGTTCGAGTCCATCTACTTCCGCAATATTCTGAAATGTCCGTGGGCTTGCCTATCTAGAAAGCAGCGATTTAACGATCGACATTAGGCTAATTTAACGTACGTTTAGTTGTGTAGTAAAGTAGGGATATTTTTTAACTTAAAACATAGGAATTATGATTATGGAACCGATGTAATTGTCATTGTTATACCTCAATGACCCGAATTAGGAAAAGGTAACTTTCGTAATTGGGCACAAGCCCTATCACTTTTTAAAATTTAAGAAAATGAGAACAAAGAAAAGAAAAAGGGGCTTTTCGTTTCATAGATTGAAGCATAAGTTTCGCTGGGATTGGTATGGAGGTGCATTTTATGATTTCTTCGCCAGAACCAGAAGTTTAAGATTACAACACGTTAAAGGTTTTACAGTTGGATATAGCACAGATTCATTTGGTTCATTATCTAGAGATAGATTTGCTGCTAAAAGATACACTTTAACTAAGAAGTACGGTAAAGCACATTGGTTAGATTCTGGGAAACAAAAACTAGATTCTGTATATAAAGCTAATGATTGTAGGAATACCAGAAATGGACTTGGCCAAGTATTAGCTCAGGCCACGTATGATAATGGATATTCAAACTACAAAAAGGATGACGTATACTTTGATGTATATAGATTCACATTTCTAGATCGTCTTGTCCTAATAGACAATGGGGTCAGGAGACAAAGAGCTAATAATGCTTATAAGAAAGCACAAAAGAAGAACAGCTAATCGCTCTACGGAGAGGAAGCTCAGAACATTACTGTTTAAGACAGGAGAAGGTAGGAAATGGTTAAACGGCCAATGCCATTTATTAAAGGATTAGATCCACCATGGCACTCACCTTTGTACTGTCGAGGATGCAACTCAAATTCACTTAGAGGATGAACAGCTCAAAGATAGTGTGGTGTGAGGCAATAAGACAAATGATTAGTTAAATACAGGATTCTGGCTATTATTCTTCTTTTTAAAAAATGGCCTTGACATGGAACAAGGGACCTTTTAAGTAGTGCACACTTGATTGATACCGTGGACAATGAGGCAGGAAGCCCCTGCTGCGTGGGGTGTTCGAATCACTCTCTGGTCGCTATAAGATCCTATGTAGTTAAACCAGGACGCTGGTATAATTTCGGACAAGTACTCGCGCCGTGGGGTGAGGCGGAATTTTAAAATGCAAAAATACCATGCCGATGCGACGTTATCGCCGAGTAGGATCTTATTTTAATTACCAACATGATTACTAAAGTAATTATATTATGAAACTGAGAAATCTATATTTAGCTTTAAAGGATCAAGGACCCTTTAAGCGAGCATTCCGTAATTTTGTTATTACCAGGAACGCATGGGGATTATTTCACAAGAATTCTCATAGGAGAGCAGATAACGGAAAGGAAAAGGTAAAATATAACACCAGAAAATCTGCAGTAAGAGCTGCAGTAAGTATGGAGAAAAAATATGAGGGTATTTTCAGAGCATATAAATGTGCACATTGTGAAGGATATCATGTGGGTAAGAATAATTTCCGAAGACAAAAATGAAATAAATCGAAACAATAAATGATTTTTTTAGTAATATGGATATGCTAATTAACGTAAATGAACTAGAGGAAAATGATAAGGGGTTTATTGTAAATTTTTCTTATCACGGAGAAGAGATTAGAAAAAATACATACGCTTACCTAAAGGATCCATTGACAGGGCTAATCGCAAATAGTGCAAAATGGGATTTAGTACCCAATTGTGGTTGGTGGATTTCAATTTATAAAAATGCTTCTTTGAATTTGGAGAAGCTTATTCTTTGTTTTTCTGATAGTGATTTGGGTGAATATGAAATCCCAATGAATGGTAAATCGACTCCATTCCTTGTAAATGGTGCTATTTTTAAACCCCTTATAATAGAAGGTGAAGGTGAATTTGGTGATTTTTTACTAATAAGAGTATTAGAAGAATATAAAAAAGGACCACTTGATATTTTTCCTGGTGATGTAATATTGGATATTGGAGCGAGTTATGGATTTTTTAGTATTCATGCAAACGAAATAGGGGCTAAAAGGATCATAGCAGTAGAACCATCACCAGAGGTCTATGCATGTTTGGTTGTGAATATAGAAAACACAGAAAACATAGAAATTATCAATAAGGCGATAGGTTATATTGATGGTAAAGAAACATTTTTATCTTATCCTGGTACTTCGATAGCAAATAGACTCGAATCAATAGAAACATTCGCAACTATGGGACTTCCAGCAGATACTAGTGAGGTTGAAACTATTAATATAAATACTCTTTTCGAAGAAAAATCAATAGATATTGTTGATTTTATGAAAATTAATTGTGAGGGAGGTGAATTAAATTTGTTTGCTACTATAACAAATTCCAATATAGCTAAGATACAAAAGATCTTTGTGCAATACCACACAAAAGTTATTGGTTTATTTTTAACTGAGAAATTTAAAAATTGTGGATTGAGCATTCACGACGAAAAGGAAATAGTAGATATTGGATTTATTTACGCATATAGATAATTTTTTTATCTCGGTTGTTTTAATTACATTTGGATCATGATAGAAAAATATGTAATAACAGAAGCAGAATTTAAGGAAATGTTCGGGCTAGAAGATGGATATTCAATATCTAAGAATACGCTTTTTACATTTACAAATCAGATAAAAGGAGCTTATTTACTATATCTTGAGATTTGTGATATAGATAAAGCAGAATTTAAAAATGCTGATGACACTCAATTAAGTGCATATTTCGATGGTAGAGATCTTAATTTCCACCCGTCAATGGGAAGATTCCAAGAATCTGTAGATTCAGTTAGCAACAGATATCATTTCAGGGTTAGATTTATGTACGGGGAAGATTCTATGCCTTTCTGGGCGCAAAATGCGTCATGGAAGTATAAGGATTATGATGAATTAGTTGCTATGAAAAACTCAGCATATCGAATATTCCAACAAAAGGTATTAGATAACCTTAAAGGAAAATATGCAAAATATGCTCTTAAGTTTGGTTATAGGGACATGGCAACACATCACCAATTTGATGATAACGCTAAATGTCATCCAAACCAATCAATATGGTGGGATGGAATTATATTTGATTCGCTATATATTAAGAACCCAGAGGGCGACTATGAAGAGCTAAGGAATTATGAAATAAGTCCTGTAATTACCAACAAAAAGGATATTTGGTTTCGTGAACTAAAAGAACCAGTAAAAAAAATTATCGATTTAGTTAACTTAGAAATTAAGGAGAAACATGATAACAATTAACGCCTATGACGACTATGGGGTATTAAAATCAATACCTTGGCCAGACATCAAAAAAGGTGATCTGGTAAGTTATCTTGATCCACGAAGGATTGATAAGAAAAAAGTTGTCATTAAATTAGTAGGTACTTGGGATGGCGAAAAAGTACAATTCAATGATGATCAGAAGACTTTAATTAGAACTACTCGCTGGTTAACGAAAGAAAAAAGGAAATTTACACTAAAATATTTTTTTACTACGATTTTTAGATCTATATTTGCAATTCAAGATAATTAATTAAATTATTAATAATGAAAAATGACAAACTTATTGCACTAGTTAACAAATTGGTTGAGTTTAATAACGGGAAGATTCACTTAAAAGGTTATCTATTTAATGATGACCATGATTCTAGTGTCTTTTATATTAAACCAATTGCAGTTTTCAAAGGCACAAAGGAAGAAGCATTAGAAGAGCGTAGATTCGATCTTAATACTAATGCTAATAAGCACATTAAATATGCTGAAACACCTAAACTTATGAAGGTGAGCATGAAATCCTGGCATTATAGGTTAATGAGATATGTTTTGGTTGATAGTACACCAACCCCTAAAACAATGCAAAATGGGTGTCCATATGCTTGGTTACTTATTTTCTGTTTATTGTTTATACCATTCAAATTATTAGCACAAGCTATTGGATTTATCTTTATGCTTATTCCAAATGGTATACATCTATGGATGGAATCAATAGTAAATAATTACTTTGATGATTTAGATGATTATAAGGCATATGATATGTCAAATCATAAAATCCCTTATATTACTAGGAAATACCTAAAAAATAAAAATTTAAATGGTCTTGATTATTATATTACTAAGAAATATAAAATACCAACCAATTATTGGCATCTTAGTGATAAGGAAAATGTAATATATCAGGCAAAGAAAGAAGCAATAAGAGATGTATATATAAAAAAACAAGATTTACTTCGTCAAAAAAGAAATAAGTTAGAACTCCAATTAGCAGAAAAATCTTTAGAAGAACGTAGAAAAAGAAATGAAAGAGAAGCAAAAATTGATGCTAGAAATGAAAGAATCGCGCTTAAAATGGAACCATTCTTTAATGCTATGGGAAACTTTGTTGATGGTTTACGTTTTGATACAACTAAATTAATCAAAGGTACAAAAAACTTTTTGGGATTCTTAATAAGTACTGCTATTCTTGGTGTTACATCAGGGTTTATTATTATATTAACAAGGGGTCTTATCTATCTTATAGGCGCAATTAAAGAATTGTTTATAAATTATGGTACTGAAATTGGTATTGGTGCTTTAGTTATATTAGCTGCAGGCTTAGCTGTTATACTTGTTATAGTAATTTATAATAAGGTAGAAGTAGGATTAAAGCAATATAAGGAAGGTAAACCTGTTTGGTATCTAACTTTAATTATCAACATTTTCTGGACTCCATTAGTTCTTCTTGGTAAAGGAATTTATTATAGTGTATTATATGGATTATATAAACCTTTAGAGTTTATCATTTACACATGCCTTTATCTTATTATATTAAGACCAACTGGAATATTTTTAGGCTTCATTGGACTTGCAATATTAAATATACTTGGTAGTAGTTTTGGTATATTTGGTGAATACTTTAGTGCAAGTAAGAAAGACTATTGTCCAGGTCTTGAATGGACAGACGTAGAATAAAATAAGATTAAATATTAACTTAAATCATATAAAGATGTATACATTCATATTATCAGCAATTTTAGCTTTTATTGTAGGAACATGTCTCTACGGTAAGAAGCTATGGGAAAACAGAATCGCAGTACTCTTAATATTCATTGGTGTTTCATTTGCAGGTTATTTTACTCTTGCATTAGTAACTTACACTAGTGTTGGAACAGTGAATTTAATAACCGAAACTGGAGGTATTTATAGAGTTTCTATAAATGATACTATTTCAAATGGTGATGATAAAACTTTCGTCTTTGATGTAGATCAGAAAACCTGGATAAATCTCAATTCCATACAACCTCCTATATTAGGACCGATTGAATTTGATACAACTGAACAAGATCTTTTTGCTAATTTAATAAATGAATTAACATTAGAAGATTCTACTATAGTATTATATAGTTATATTACAGATAATGATACTATAATATATTTCTGGAATGAAGAAAGAGAACTACTAGAAATAGAACTAACTGCAATTGCATATACAGGAGAAGCCAATACATACGAAATGGTATCTACTGTATGCGCCAGTAATGGTAATTGGGTTTTCGATGCATCATACCCAACTATTGCTGAATATTATATATTAACAGTTAATCCTAATTTAATATCCTTATAACATATGACACTTGCACAAATAGTCTGGAAAAAAGAGATTACACATTGGAAAAGAATGGGAAGAATGTGGACTGAATTCAAAGGTGTAACTAAAGTTATTGGTTGGGTATTTATATTACTTATAATTATAGTTCATTATGCATATGTATTCATGAGTGTCTGGTGGGAATCAATGCTATATCTTTTTAACAGAAAAATGTTTAAAGCAAATATTCAGAAATTAGCATTGAGTGTATAAAAAACTAAATATCATAAAATCATGAATAAAGTAACTAAAGATAATTATAAATCTCAAATAGATGCGTACAATAGTACTCCAAATACATCTAATATGAGGACAAATATGAGCACACTTTATCTTAATTTAAATCACATAGGATCTTTAGCTGAGTTAATGTTATTTGAAAAAGGTTTTAATGATTATGCTTTTGGAAAAAATGTAATTATTACTAAACATGTTGTTAATGAGCATATCATAAAATATACTTTAAGTCAGGTTTAACTATAAGATAGATTTTAAAAATTAACATGGAAATAATAATAAAAATTGGGAAAAACCCAGATTTTAAAACAGTAGATTATCTTAATCATCATTATCTTGATAATTATTCCGATGAATGTAGGATGATGGAGTTAGTTTTAAAAGAAAAGGATATAACCATTAGAAACGCTACTGAATTCTTAACTTATTATGCAAATAATTTAGTTGCAAGAAATATAGTAATGAAAAATCCTGATTTACCAAAAGATCTAGCTAAAAGATTTAATATAAAACCAGAAAACATAAAAATCATTGAAGTAAGTGATAACGGAGAAGAAGTATGTATACAAAATGCCAGAGGACTTCTTAAAAAGAATTACTTCAATGAATTAATGGATACTGTAATGGATGACTATTATGAGTCACTTAATTATTACGAACCTGAAGAATGGAAGAAAGAAAACAAGTAATATAATTGTAAGAAACATAAAACCATGAATTTTAGAATAGTTGAAAATAAAAGTAAATCAGAGTTTGCTCCTGAATGGTATTGTGACAACCAAACTGCTTGTAATCATGGATGGAATTGTGTGCATACTTCAGGATTAATGAGTACTCCATCCGAGACTTATGGAGCAGCAGTAAAGCGTATAGAATGGTTTGCAGAATGTTTTAGTGTAGATATAGAAGAAATAACGCATCAAATAAAGGAAAAATGACAACAACAGAAACTAAAAAAGAATTATACAGACAGAAGCCATTAGCACATTTTAGATTTATTAGAATGGGCAATGCATATTATTATGCAGATTTAGCTAAGGATAGAGTTGAATTTTGTGTTCCCGTTACTGATATGGGAGAAGCTGATTTTGGTCCTAAGATGCCAGGTCAAGAACTTAATCGTTGGATAATCGAGGATTAAATTATGACATTAATTTGGCAAACTAGTATGGGCGAAAGAAAGCCTATTAATGATATAGACCATCAACATCTATCCAATATTTTATGGTATTATGAGGTTTTTTATAAAGAAACTACTAACAACAGTAAAACCATATATCTCATTAATCGTGAATTAGTAGATCGTTTTAAGGGGATAAGACTTGAATGGAAACCATTACCTATTCCTGGCGAGATTGAAAGAATAAAAAAGATCTGTAGGATTGACAGTCTTAAGAGTATTTGGTTCGACAATAGAAAGATCGGTACTATAAGTCACATTCCGCCATTCATAGATGAATATGTCAATAAGGATATTAACTTAGATGATATACCAAATTCTTCTATTATCAAAAAATAAAATTATGAGACATTCGATTGAGTTATTGATGGATTACTTGAAAGAGGAAATTAGAACAGCAAAAATTTTTACTGAAAAACTACAAGAAGATGACCCTAAGTATGCTAAAGATCGATACCAAAAATGGATTGATGAGGCGAATGAGAAAATCAAGAGCTATATAAAAGCAATAAAGGTACTAAAGGAAAAAGATATATAGTGCAAATTGCATTATATGGAACATTTAGAACTTTACGAAAATTTTAAGCAGATTGACGATAGCGTACCAATCGAAAAATCAATTAAATATCTAAAAGGAATTTCCAAAGAACTTAAAGAGGTTGCTGTTTCTTTATGTAAGGAATATTCAAGAGCCAAAAATGGAATAATCTCAGGACTTAATCTACACCCAGACCTTAAAAAGAAAATCAGTAAAGGCAATTACCCAAATGGGTTTGATATGGGTATTGACAAGAATGGATATTTTATACATACACACCGTGGGCGTAGTAAATCCCACGAAAAGCCAGACGGTATTACCGCTAAGGAGATCAAATTTATAGATTCAACAGGATGATCAATAATTGGGAACAATTCTTAAATGAAAATTATAGTGGAAGTCGAGGATTTTATCACGGCTCGGCAAATAAGGATCTAAGTGGTAAGAAAGGTATTCATATCGGAACTAAATTAGCTGCAACACAAGCATTACAAGCAAGAATTGGAGTTCCTGCCGAAGGTGAATGGGATGGAACTAGAGAATATGGGAAAACATTATTAGCTGGCAAAGAAGCACTAAAGAGGAAAAAAGATGAATTAGGGTACTATTGTGATAGTGGATATAATTGTGGAAGCGATGTGCCCGAGGATGATTACTATACGACAGATAGAAATTATAGAGCCGTTTATTCTGATAATAATCAAATCCCTTTTGATTCTAAGCCAATAGTATTCCCGGTTAGAATCATAGGTCAAATGACTAATACCACAAATAATCCGCATACTGACGAAAAAGCAAATATCATGATGATGAGGAATTTAAAAATGGGTAATGCTAAAAGTGGTTATTATTATAAAAATATAGGAGAAGATGAAGGATCTATTTCAGCAGTAGTTCCTAACAAATCTTTTTTGGAGATTAAATAATGGAAAACTTAAAAGAATATGATTCATCCATGAACGAAAGAGTAGGACTAAGTATTTTACCATCTACAAAGGTATATGATAAAACTTATGAGCTCTTTGATGCCCTAATAGCTAAGATCAAGACACAATTTAACGTAGATGATAAATCTGCATTGGAAAGTATCAAGCACGTAGCACAATATATTAAAACCATACATAGAGATAGAGGTATTGGTAATCCTATTAAAAGACCAATCCATGAATCTGATATGTCTTATGAAGATTTTTTTGGTAGAGCAGTTACTCATGTAGAAGCTTTCAGAAAAAGAATAGAGAATGAGATTATTGGGATCATTACAGATGAGAAAGGAATAAGCGAGAAAGCATTTGATGCATATGATAATGTCATTAATATGGTTAGAAATGATATGACCGAAGCAATGTGTGAGGAAGCAAACGAAATTTGGTTACAAGGAAAGAGAATTAGATATATTGGTGAAATGATGTACGATAAATATTTTAAAAAATAGATGGAGCATCTAAAATATTTTAACGAGCTAAATGAATCTGAAAGTACTATAACCGAAGAGCAAGTTGATTTCTTAAATGAGTATACTATTGGTAAATGGAAGGAAACCATAAAAGGTATGATCGACGTTATAGGCGATTTTGATTGCTCTAAGTCTGAATTAAGTGATTTTAATGGAATTGTTTTTAATAAAGTAACTGGTAACTTCAATTGTTCTCATAATATCTTAGCTACACTCGAAGGTGCTCCTAAAGAAGTTACCCGTGAATTTAATTGTGATCATAATATATTAACTACCCTTAAAGGAGGACCAAAGAAAACTGGCGATTTTAGATGTCAGTCAAACAAACTAAAGGATCTTCGTGGCGGGCCAAAAGAGGTTACAGGTTCTTATAATGTTTTAGGTAATGAGCTTACTAGTGTAAAAGGGGCTCCTAAAAAATTAGAGAGTTATTTTAATTGTAGTGAATTCGAGATATTAGGTGGGGGCTGGTATAATCCATATCCAAAAGGATTCAAAAATGTACTTAAGTATAAAGGTAGAATTGAAGCTAAGAAACTAGCAATGACAGTATTAAATGCTGATTATTTTAATAGTGAAATAGAAAAAAATCCTTTACAAACTATGAAAATACTTAGAAATGTATGGGATGAAGCTTTTTTCCAAAGAATGAAGAATAAATTAATAATACCTGAAAAATATAGAGAAGGATTAGATATTTATTTTGATTTGGAAAAACTTGGCTTTTAATTTTTTTATTACGTAAATAAGATCTATATTTGTATTAAATAAAAAACGAAACAAAATTGATATATAATCTATAAGAAACAATGAAAAACATAATTAACATAAGTCTATTAAGCTGTCTAAGTTCGCTCTCCCATTTACATGGTAGGAACGATATAAGGATTTGCTGAGCTTAAGTTAAAGTTAATAATACATAACTAAAAGGTCCTTCGGTAATTCCGAAGGACCTTTTTTATTACATGGTGTTATTGGTCTAATGGTAAGACGCTTGGTTGTGGTCCAAGTAATTTGGGTTCAATTCCCAAATAACACCCAAAAATTAAAGCTCCTGTGGCGGAATTGGTATACGCGCATGTTTTAGGCACATGTTTTTGAGGGTTCGAGTCCCTCCAGGAGTACGATTAAAAGGTCCGGTGGTGAAATTGGCATACACGATAGGTTTAAGCCCTATTTCTTCGGATTGAGGGTTCGAGTCCCTCCCGGATCACGATGCGTTCTTTGAAATTATGATGAATTTATGGTCCATTTTTGAAGTATATCAATAATGGACCATAAAACAACAGTTCGAATTGATATATAGAATAAAACTATTATCATGAGAATTTGTGAAAATTGTGGCATTGAGCACGAGGGAGAATATGGCTCTGGTAGATTTTGTTCAACAAAATGTGCTAGATGCTTTTCGACTAAAAAGAACAGAAAGGAAATTAACGAAAAAGTAAGTAACACCTTTAAAGAAAGAGGAATAACTAAAGAAGGACTAACTGTAAAGTGTAAATATTGTAATGAATATTTTACTGGTAGTAAAACAAACAAAAATCCCAAATTTTGTAGTCAAACGTGTGTTGCAAAATATAATATGAAAGTTAGTGATGATGAAATAATCAAATCATGTAAAGAAAGTTTAAGTATGGGTCAAGCAGCAGAATCATTAGGGGTTTCTTTTTTAACTCTTAGAAAAAGAGCTAAGAATCTTGGTGTTTATCAACCTAATGTTGGACTAAAGGGGACTAGAAGGAAAAGTTTCAGAAAAATTCAACTGAAAGAAATTCTAGAAGGAAAACACCCAAACTATCAAACACATAAACTAAAGAAAAGATTGCTAAAGGAAGGTATAAAAGAAAATAAATGTGAAAGATGTGGAATAAGTATATGGCAAAGGGTAGAATTATGTATAGAATTACATCATATTGATGGTAATAACCGAAATCATAAGTTAAATAATTTACAAATGTTATGTCCAAATTGTCATAGTTTACATAATTAGTTTTAACATTAAAATTAAATATATCTCAGTGGCGGAATTGGTAGACGCGCTAGGTCGAGGGCCTAGTTCCGAAAGGAGTGTGGGTTCGAGTCCCACCTGAGATACAAATTTGGAAGGTGAAGCAGGGGCGGGTGCTCCGACTGGTCTTGAAAACCAGGTCTCGTTAGATCGGGTGTGGATCAAGACCACCTCCTTCCTCCAAAACTGGAAGATTGCATGAGTGGCTTAAATGGCTGGTTTGCTAAACCAGTGGGCGCGAAAGCGTCCCGAGGGTTCGAATCCCTCATCTTCCGCTAACTTATTGATAACTAGAGAGTTGGCCGAGTGGCTTAAGGCACCTGCCTGGAAAGTAGGTAGCCCTTCACGGGGCTCGATGGTTCGAATCCGTTACTCTCTTCAAATAATAGATAATGTGTACTTCGAGGGGTGAAACTCTGTTTAGGAATTGGAAAGAGAAGTCGAGATCCTCTTTATCTATTAAAATGGCAGTGTTCTCGAGTGGCCAAAGGGGGTAGATTGCAAATCTACTGCGAAAGCTTCGAGGGTTCGAATCCCTCCGCTGCCTCAATTTTCGCTACCAGAGTAGCTAAAATCACTATAAACTATCAATTTTCGCTACTATAGTAGCGAAACAACTTTCCTTATACAATAGCGAAACTTCCTATCTATAGTTTAATATAAATCTATAAACTATGGAAGTAGATGACCTATTTGATATGGATATTAGTGAAATACCCAATCCTAAAATGCCTTCTTTACAATATGCTAAATCAGCTAAAAAACTACTATGTAAAATAGATAATTTACATCGCTTATATTATAAGCATAAATGGTTGAGTAATGATGGATATCTTCAGACATCAGGTTATAAAAAAGACGAGTGTTCATCATGTACTGGTAGCTGTATTTTAAAGGTCGATGATAGAGAATATGACGTACAGGCAGATCCTGGGATAGGTGATTGTGGGTATGTGACATTTGATGCTACTAGATTTAAAGAAGAATTGGATTCTTTATTATATGGTAATACAGAAGGCGAAGAATGGTCGGGTAGTGATTTTATAGACTTATTACAAAGTGAAATTGATGAATAAAAAGATTAAGGTTGAAAAGATTGAGGATATTTATCCATTAACTATTATTAGCATGAGATATGGTGGTAAAATAGTTATAGCTAATACAATTGCTGAGAATAGTGTTATCCAAGATCTTCAGGAGCTTGAAGAACCCCATTATGATTTGGAAAAATGGATAGATAAAAATGTATTTCCAAATTATTATGGAATTGGTGATACTGTATATAATGCTTTTGAAGATTATAAGAAACGTTATTATAATTATAAAACTTAAATATTATGAGCGGAGGATATTTTGATTATGGTCAATATAAGATAGATGAGATTGCGGACCAAATAGAAAGAGTAATTACCAAACAAGGTAGGGAGAAAGATAAGGATGAATTATGGTCTAGTGACGAGTATTACGAAAAATATCCTGAAGAGAAGTTTCATATTAAGTATTCTAAAGAGATAAATATTGTTATGCAAGAAGCTGTACATCAACTTAAACGAGCAGCTATATTTGCACAAAGGATAGATTAGTTCCTTTCAGGTGATGACGGGGATGAAAGTCTGGTAAAAAGACTTGCTGGAGATCTGAAGAAATTAGAGGATGGATATCCTAATAAATAAGCGAAACCCATTTCGTTACCATTACTATAAATTAAAATGAAAATAAGTTTTGATTTCGATAGCACATTAGCAGAAGAACGAACACAAAGGCTTGCTAAAAAGCTAATTCAAGAAGGGCATGAAATTTGGATAACCACTAGTAGGGTAGATGATGAATTAGGTAGGCCACAATGGAATGCAGATTTATATAGGGTAGCAAAGGACTTAAATATACCAAGAGAAAGAATACAAATAACAAATGGTGCTGCTAAATGGCAATTTTTAACAGGATTTGATATACACTTTGATGATAGTCAAATTGAAATAGAATCAATAGAAGAGAATTTAGAAGAATGTATAGGGGTCTTAATTTTAGATCCTGAATTCATAAACTAAAAGAATAAAATGGGTAATAATAACGAAGCTTATGTAGCACTCAAATTAGCTGCTGAGAAGTTTATTGATAAGGTAGATACTGGTAAAGCTAGAAGTAAAGAAACCTATAAAGAGTTGAAAGATGCTTTAGCATTAATCCCAGAACCTCCTAAACCACCAAAAGAACCTGAAACATTCCTATTTAGAGTTGAGCTTGAATTCTCAGGCAAAGGTGAAGTAATAGTTGAAGCACTTGACGAAGAAACCGCAAGACATATGGTAACAAAAGCGTATATTTGTCAAGCTGGACAGATACACAGACATTCTTATGGTGATGCGTTCCGTATGAGTAAATTTGCACAAACATATCCAATGGAAGTTGATTTCATAGAAAAATTGGATAGAAAACCTAATATGTTCTGTAGACCAGAAGGTTGGGATCCAGATCAAATGAAAGTAGTAAAATAATGAGTGGAGAAATAGAAGTAGGTCATTGCGACATATGTAAAACACCAAGAGTACATATAGGTAGAAAATATTATCGATATGATATCAAATGTACTTGTTGTAATGGTAAAGATGACGATCATTTTGAAATTGTATATTATTGTAAAAATTGTGAACCTCAACCACCAAGAATGATCCACGCCCACGTTAAACCAAAGAAAAATTAAAAATAATAAAATGGACACGATTAAAGTAAAAAAAGAGGAATTATTAGCAATCCTAAAAACTAACAGAGCTAAACATGCTGAAGAGTATTCAGAATCAATTAAAGCTTATCGTATAAAAGCTGCTGATTTATTAGCAAAAAAATTGGATGATGTAGTTAATGGAAAAGAATTTGATCTAAATTTTTACGAAGCTAATAAACCACAGTCATATTTAAAAGAATACGACCTAAAGATTAAAATGCTTGAAATGGCGATTGAAGAAGTTATTGAATTAGATCATAATGAATTCAACCAATTAGTAAATGATGAATGGCACTGGAAATCTTCTTTCCAAAACTCATATATGAGTAACCAAGCATATGGTACATCAGGATCTGCAGGAGTAAAGGGAGCATCAGGATCATCAGGTGAATATAGTGCCATGTACAATCTATCAGGAATGGGTACTACCCAGATTAAATTCTCTGATAACGAGATGCTGTAATGAAGTACGTTTCCATCGAAAAAATGAATAAATTAAAGATATATAGATTAAAATATGTCTTTTATGAAAAAACCTATTCATTTTTACGTACTTAAGGATCCTATTAGTTTAGATGTAAAATATGTTGGTAGATCCGTACAACCCAAAAAAAGATACCAGCAACACATATATTCAGGAAGAAAACATGGGCATAAGAACCAAAAAGCAGCATGGATTTGTAGTTTGTTAGACAAAGAGCTTAAACCAATAATGGAAATTATAGAGACCTTATATGAATATGAGAATAAGGAAATAATAAAAGATCGGGAAATGGAGTTAATAGCTGAATATCGGAAAACATGTGATCTAAAAAACTCTAGAGATTTAGTTGATAATGGTTACGAGTTTAGTGAAAAAACCAGGGAAAGGATGTCAAAAGCTCAAATGGGAAATACGAATAAAAAGGGTACAAAAGTATCTCCTGATGGATGTAAAAAAATAGGGGAAAGTAAAAAAGGTAATACTTTTATGAGAGGTTCTAAATCAACTGAGGAAACTAAAGAAAAATTAAGAAAAGCCTGGGAAATAAGAAAACCTGATTCTGAAGAAGTTAAAAAAAGAAAAAGCGAAGCTATTAAAAAATGGTGGGCAGAAAGAAAAATATAAACTAAAAGTTAATAAGATGATATATGTGTCGGTGGATATAGAATGCACTGGTTTGGATCACAATAGTCACGAGGTCCTTACCATTGGTGCGGTAATTGAGGATACACTACACCCTGAAATACCAATAAATGAATTACCAAGTTTTCATGCCCTTATAGTGAGAGAAGGATTCAAAGGTAGTGCTTTTGCCATTAATATGAATAAAGATATCATAGAAAGTATGGTTCAATGGCAAACAACAGAAAGTAAAGCACTAAAAGAAGCACTGGAAGACACCACGGGTTATCAGTTTCTTAGAGAAGATAAAGTTACTGAAGCATTTTTCCAATTCTTATATGACAATGGTATAAGAGCTGAGGATGGAAAGAAATATACTTTCCAAAACAGGGTAACACATCCACCATCAACTGAAAAATATCCATCACTTACGTCTAATATGCCAAAGACATATATTACTGTTGCTGGTAAAAACTTTGCTTCTTTTGATCAGTTATTTCTAGAGAAGTTACCAAGGTGGAAGCAGGTCATAGCGATACGCAGAAGGATCATTGATCCTGCAATATTGTTTGTTGATTGGGACAACGATATAGCACCTCCTGGCCTTGCAGAATGCAAAAGAAGAGCTAGTATTGAAGGTATTGTAACCCATGATGCTTTAGATGATGCAAAGGATGTCGTGAATCTAATAAGAAGAAGTTACACCATTCCGAATCATGAAAATAGGTTCTATGATGACTAATATATTAATTTAATAAAAGGTTTATAATGCAACATGATTACAAGGTTATTTTAGCGAAAGATGATTCAGACGGGCGTAAATTAGAGGGGCTTCTGAATGCTGGTTGGGAAATCCAAAGATCCGATTGTCAAATGGTTGCTACTGCAAATAATTACAATCAGGAAGTCGAAGGTGGAGTGTTTTACGTTTTAATGAAATTTAAGGAATAATATGAAAAATAGAGTATACCACATTTTTCCCTATTACGATACTAGTGATGCAGAGGAACTCAAAGAATTACTTGATGCAGGTTGGAAAATTGAAAGAGCAGATTCACAAATAATATCTACTGGAGCTACATTGACTAGTAGAGGAAGAATAATTTACATTTTATATACTGAAGAAGATGAAAAATAAAGAACCAGTAAAATGTGCAATAGTAGATCTCGGAGAAAAGATTTATAAAGAACAATTCTGGGAATACCACTACGAAGATGGTTGCGATAAAGCCAATGAGGTTCTTAAAGAGATTAGAAGTATAGACAAAAATCCTTTATTGCTAGATTACACTTTCAAATGTCTTGAGGAACTTGGTTTTGAACAGCCAACACTTTATTATATTATGGTTCATCAGGGAACAAGAGGTTCAGTTTATAAAGGTGACGCTGGAAATAAAACTTATGATACAGTTATAAAACGTATTTTTTATTCTGAAGATGAAGCCAGAACTTATGCAGAAACTCCAGGACATGATGATGTACCAGAAAGATTATTATTTGAAATGTATACAATAGAAACTATAAACGGAAAAGAGTAATGAGTGGTGGAAGATATGCTAAAGGTTTACCAGAATTTATCTATTTTGTATGTAATGGTAACACCGAAGATGATTGGGTCCAAGGACCTTATGTTAGACCTCAAAAGTATAGTACTAACCGAAAGTTTAAGTTAGTTGAGGTCCCGATGGATAAACCAAAAATAAAAATAAAAAAATAATGGAAAAAGAAAAAAGAGTTTTAGATAAACTAGGAAAAAATGCAACTGATAAAATTACTGGTTTCGTAGGAGTAGTTACTTCAGTGAGCTTTGATCTTTATGGTTGTGCTCAATTATGGATTACACCGAAAGTAAATAAAGAAGGTGCTATTGGAACAGGAGCTTGGCTTGATGAAGGAAGAGTTAATATCGGTGATAGTGCAGTCGAAAAATCAGAGGTAATAGTAGAAGATCCAGGAGCAGAAAGTAAATCAGCACCAATACATTAAAGATATGCCGGAAGAAAGTAATGTGTTTAATGGGTTTCAATTTCCTATTGTAAAGAATATAGCAGCAAGAACTATTGGTCAAGATCTGAAAGGATTTGATCCAAATAACCCGAAGGATGTTGAAGAATGGGGTAATATGTTCAAAGAGATGTGGAAAGGAGTTAAGGAAGAGTTTGATAAAAAAGGTATTCCAATGCCTAAAATTGTCCTTGATTCAACACCTGGACCAATAACATATGGCATTAAGACAGTGGATGAAAATGGTAATGAGATTCATAGACAAATAAACAATGGGGAAGAAAACGACGATTAAACTAAAAGATCTTGCAGGAATTCTTGAAGAGTTACCAACAAGATTAATAGAGGACCCATGTGATGCTTGGGGTTGTGTAACACCACATTATAGACATATGATAGATCCGCTTCAAGTAATGGAAGCGGTTAATAAATTTTTAGAAAATGACATATAAATATAGAATTGTAGAAGATGTGTTTAATGGTCCATCAGAGTTTTTTGCCCAACATACATTTGAAGCCAACACGTCAGACGACGAAGGTTGGGACTATTTCGGTCATTGGTTGCATGGTAATTGGATAAGGAAGAAATTTGGTAGTTTTGATGACGCGATGAGAAGAATCGATAACCATAAGGTTGATATACAAAAACCAATTAAAACAGTAATTCATAAATTAAAAGATTAACAATGGAATTTATAGATGCAAGGTTTGAAAAACCAGAAGAATTAAAAGAGTGGCCACATTTCCAACAATTATGGATAAGCACCAGAAAATATGGTGAATTTGTTGGTTTTTATTATAAGGGCAAGTTTATGAGAGATTATGCTTGTGAGATCCTTGATGTAGTTGCGTGGATGAAATTACCAGCTAATCAAGGAGTAGGATTTGATCATTCAGAAGAACCATGTAAATAAAAAAATATGGAAGTTAACGGAAAAACGTACCCTATGTGGGAACAATTTATAGAAAGACAAGAAGAATGGATTGGTGGAACATTACATGATTCTGGTGATTCTATGGACAGAGCAATGTTTGGTAAAGGTGGAATGTCCACAAAAATCAAAGGTATTGAACTAAGACCAAATGGCGAAGACTCAGCATTCTTTAGTGTGCTTGGTGAAGATTTTGACTGCGGATTTGATGTTAGCGTTGGTGGCATTGGAAGTGGTATTGGAGAAGAAGGCTGGCTAACATTCAGTGGATATGGTGGACATACATGGCAAATTAAAAAGAAGAATGAAAACTCTTAAAAAAATATAGGTAGACCTTATGATATACCAAGATAAAAAGAAAATAGTTGTATTCAGCGGTGCTGGAATAAGTGCTGAATCTGGAATACAAACATTCAGAGATAGTGGAGGACTTTGGGAAAAGTACGATGTTAATAAAGTAGCTACACCACAAGGATGGAACGAAGATCCAGAATTGGTTTTGAAATTCTATAATGAAAGGAGAATGCAACTTGCTGGTTGTGAACCGAATAAAGCTCATATTGGATTAGCAGAGCTTGAAGAACATTTCGATGTTCAAATCGTTACCCAAAATGTTGATGACTTACACGAGAGAAGCTATTAAAAAATTCTTAAAAAATAATAGAATATGACAATAACATTTAGAACAAACATTGATCATTACCAAGGAGTTAGATGGCCTCATATAAGTTCTCGTGATGGAGTACCTAGAATAAGTGACAATATAAAAATAGCTGATGACTTTGTTAAAATATTCAGGGATAAAAAACTTCCAATAAAATTAGAGGTTGTTGAGGTAACTTGGTGTGAAACTGGAGTAGTGTGTGAACTTCACTATAGAGATATTGATGTAAAACTAGCTAAAATATCTGGTGTTAAATTATACTAATATGCAAAAAGAATTTATTTTATGCGCTGCAATAGATTATAATGGTACTATTGTTTGTGGTCATAGACATGGAGATTGTTACGAAACACTAGAAGCTTTAATTGGTAAGATAGACACTGATAAGCTACCTAATAGAGATAAACAAGGATTTCTAACATCTACTAACAGATATATTGGTCGAGAAGAAGCTTGGAAGATAGCTAAGGAAAGAGGTCAAATCTTTTATGGTTTGGAAGCATCAGATCACGATGATCCAGAATTAAATAAATGGTTAGGTATCGAAGGAGAAGTAAAATCAATGTTAATTTCAGAAAACCTATATTAAAATGAGATGTACTGAATGTGGATATCATTAAAAAACATTGGAAATTCATTTAATATAATTTTTTTGTTACGTAAAATATACTTACTTTTATAAAAATTAAAATGTATGCAAGGATTACTTGATTTAATAAATGCAAATTTAATGCTTTCCAGATTTATCTGGTTCGGCTGTGGTCTAATAGGATTTCTTATTCTTTATAAGGTTCGAAGATCACACTATGAAAACCATAATATTCTATGGTGGGTTTGGATGATAATTTTTTATGGAATGGTTAGTCCATTAATATTCTTATCCGCACTAGCAGCAGTATCAAGTGATAAATTAAGAAGTAGAAAATAAACCTCTAGATCTGTCGGTAACGCAGCCTCTTTATAGATATATAAAATAAAACATTTTATGTATATCTATAAAACTACAGATCTAACCAATGGCTTTATTTACATAGGTCAATGTGCTAGATCTATTGAATCAACGAAAAACTACATCGGCTCAGGTAAAAAACTTAAACATGCTATCGATAAGCACTCAAAAAGCAACTTTACAAAAGAAGTTATACAAGAGTGCTCTTCCTCTGATGAATTAAATGAAGCTGAGGTTTATTGGATAGAGTTTTATAATTCAATGAATCCAGATATAGGGTATAATATTTTACCCGGGGGTGCTATTGGTGAAGCCGGGGCATATATTAGCAAAGCTTTAAGTACACCAGAAGCTTTTATTAAATCATCTAAAAGGAATTTAAAATTATGGGAGGACGATTCCTATAGAAAAAAGGTTACAAACTCAAATATAGAAACGTGGGGGAATATAGGGAAAAAAGAAGAGCATGGGAAACTGATGAAAAAGAAATGGGAATCTGAAACCGCAAGAAAAAACCTAAGTGTTGCACTCAAGAACATGGAAAGAGTTGAATGTCCACATTGTGGAAAAATTGGTGCTTTAAATATTATGAACGGTAGGCATTTTGATAACTGTATAAAACATAAAGATCCTATAAAACGAAAGATCGCAATAGAAAGGTGGGAAAACATTAAGTTAAACACAAAGAAAATAACTTGTCCACATTGTGGGAAAATTGGTGATGTTGGTAATATGAATAGATGGCATTTTGATAATTGTAAATTAAAAACTATATAAACATTTTTTTAATACGCATGGATTTAATATATTTGTATTTAATTAAAGATAAACAAAAATGACAGATAGCAAAGAGCCAAAACTATATCGCGTTGGCGGATGTATTAGAGATGGAATCTTAGGAATTAGTTCCAAAGATATCGATTTCACTTTTGTGATGGACGATTTAAACAAAACAGTTGAAGAAGGATTTGCTTTCATGGAAACCTGGATGACAGAAAGAGGATTTGAAATCTTCTTATCAACCCCTAAAATGTTTACGATCAGAGCAAAATTTCCAAAAGGAGATAAGAATGAAGGTTTGGTTGCAGACTTTGTAATGGCCAGAAAAGAAGTTGGCTATATCGAGAATACAAGACATCCTATCTTAGTATTAGGTACATTAGAAGATGATCTTATTAGAAGGGACTTCACACTAAACGCTTTAGCAAAAGCAGAAGATGGAACTATCATTGATTTATTCAACGGGATTGGAGATCTTAAGAATGGCAGAGGAGTTTTAAGAACACCACTACCTGCAAAACAAACAATGATGGATGATCCTTTAAGAATTTTGAGAGCTCTTAGATTCTCAATCACCAAAGGTTTCATGATTCATGATGACATTTGGGCCGCTATGAGACAGGAAGAGATTTTAGAGAAGCTTGGGAACACAGTAAGTGGTGAAAGAATCAGAGAAGAAGTTATTAAAATGATGAAGCATGATACCATCGGAACCATCGAGCTTCTTAGCACTGTTGATTCAATGATTCCTGGATTTCTTAAGTTAGTATTTGGAAATGGAATGTGGTTAAAACCAACATTCGAAAAAAGATAATTATGAGTTACGAAGATCATGATTTTACTATGGATTACGAGGAACAAATGTTAGGTTCGCGTTCAAACACAAAATATCCTAGAAAATTGAAATATGGTATGGGTAAAAACGATCCGCATATACCAAATCAAGAAGAAAGTAAACTTCTTAGGAGAATAATGTCAGAAACTGGAATGAAAGAAGAAGAGGTTAGAAATATAAAGAAATATAGGAAATTACTTTCTGATGCTGCTAAAAGTAGTGAGACATCAAACGAACGTGGTTATGATCGAATTGCTAAGCGACTTATGAAAACTGTAACTAAAGAATTGAAACTTGCTAAAGAACATCCTTTATGTAAGGAAGCATTCAATCGTAAAGCAAAGGAACGGAAAGATTCATGGGGATTTAGTTTCCGATATTGGTATATAAGCCCTATTCAACTCACCAAAGCAGACAGGGCGTTTCTAAGAAAACTAAGAGGACAGGAGGACATATAATGGCAGATCAAGATCAACATCAACAGCATCTAGGAGATGGAGTATACGTATCATTTGATGGTTACAACATAAATGTTGCAGTAAATCATCATGAGAATCACGTAGTAGCTTTAGAACCTGAGGTGATAGAGAGATTATTAAAATATGTTGAAATGATAAAGGCAGAAAAATGATTAACAAAAAAGATATAAAGGTTCATTATACTAAAGGGAGTGGTCCTGGTGGACAGCACAAGAACAAAACTGAGTCCTGTGTAACCATCACTCATAAACCTAGCGGATTTACTGAAACCTGTCAGGAAACTAGGAGTAAACTTAAAAATTATAATATTGCACTTGAGAGAATTGAGAAAAGATTAGAAGAGGAAAAAATAACAAAGAAAGCTGAAGAAACTAACGACGAAAGAAAATCTCAGATCCAAGGTGATAAAAGAATTAAAACCTATAACTATCCAAGAAACGAGGTTATAGATCATAGGACAGGGAAGAAAGCGAATCTTACTAAAGTTATGAATGGTAGACTAGATTTATTGAAATAATTAATAAAAGAAATGATGAAAGCGATTCTAATTGATAATTTAATAAAAGAACAGGCTGAAGATGGGAGCATCTCAGAACAAATAACAGTTGAGGTTGATGGTACTACAATGGAAGGGTGGCAAATTGCAAAGCCTCTTAATTATGATCCTGAATACACAAGTAAATCTGATCGTGAAAAAATGGCTAAGTTAGTACTTGAAGGAAAGGCAATTGCAGTTCAATTTTTCTCAGATCTTACTGAAGAAGAAAAGGTCGATTACGTAAGAACTAAAATGAATAAGTAATGACATTCGACGCCATATATCAAGCACGACATTGGTTTAATAAATATGAAAAATTAAAAGAAAATGTTGAGTATTTTCTAGAAGTAGATACTGAATGGAAATTTGGTGACTATATTCTATTTAGACATATTAAAGATGATTCTGAAATCAGCAGACCAATCTTAGCTATCTTTGTTGGGTATAAAGTTTGGGATCAAGCATTAGCTATTAATTATGTAGAGTTACCAAGAGCTTGGAGAGTATCACATAAAATAATAACTAATCATGAAATTGGGTATAAAATGTATGCATTTGGATTAGAGGAAGAGGTACAAGCAATCCAATTTTGGACAGATAATATAAAAGTGATTGATACTTGGAAAATCAAACCTAAAGTAAAAGAATTGAAAAAAGCTTTGAGTAATGAAGTTTTTAATGCACTACCAGAAAATCCAATTATTGTTGGCGGAACATTCGATAATGATCTAAGTAAATCACATTCATCAAATATAATTAATGAACTTGGTTTACAGTTAAATTCTGATGTTGTAAATGGCGGAAGTCTAGATATATTAAGATTGGCTACTAATTTAGATCAGGATTTAATTATCTGGGGAGCAAACGTTGATAATTCGATTAATAAGATCTATCCAAAGAAACCTAAAGGCTCAGTCATGATAGTAACTAAGGTTTTAAGAAATCTTGTGACTGAGAAGGGATTGGTTTCAATGGAATCAATGGAGTCTGCCTTAGGTGATGCAGTTTCAAGGATCTTCAAAATGGGTGCTAACGCAGTCATTGCAATAGACAAAACACAAAAACCATATAAATTTAATTTAATTGATGCTTTAGGTAACAGTTGGGGACTTACTAGTGACATAGATAAATTGGGTAAAAGTATCCTTAAATTCTATGGATGGACTAAAGGATCTATACGTAAAGGATCAAGTCACCTTGGTGGCGTAGCTCCAATAGAACCACCTAAAACATTAAACAGTTTCTCAGAGATTGTAAAGAATGTTGCTAAAAAAGTCGAGAACGAAAGAGGTGGAAGATATTTTGGTAATGCATCAACCCGATGTAAAAAAATGTTTCCTACTGCAAGAGGAAAACAAGGGGGTATTTGGGTTTCAAAAAGAAATGCACCAAAAGAATATTTGGGAGCAGATGACTTTGTTTGTGTAACAAAAGATGGTGATAAAATTGGTTATTATGGAGATAAGAAACCATCTGTTGACACACCAATTCAAGTAGCGTTATATGAGCATTTCCCAAAAATCAATTATATGATCCACGGACATGCTAATCTTTCTCATACTCCTACGACGAAAGATTACTATCCATGCGGTGATATGAGGGAATATAACGCTATCATAGGGGAGTTTAAAGATAGAAATTACCTACATACTAGTGGTTTTGCTATGAACCTCAAAAATCATGGATTTATAATCTGTGCTTCAAGTTTGGAAATGCTTAAGTTTATGATAAAAAATTATAAGTTTAGATATAAAGAAATCGCAAAAGTTGTATGATGAATAGAAAAGACGCAAGAAAAATAGCAGAGACCATAACCAATGAACAAATAGCTTTTATGTTTGGAGCAGCTAAGGTTGGTATTAAGGACTGGGGAAAAATAAGCTCAGTTAATAAGGGTATGACTAAAGGTACTTCTTGGAATATCCTAACAAAGGGTTTTGATTTAAAAGAGAAGTATCACATTCTCGCTAAAACAAACATGGTTAGAGAATTTGGTGATTTTCTACCAGAAGAATTAAAGATTAAGAAAGCTAAAAAAGGAGATTATAAATCACCATTTCACCAGGATCCAATATTTGATTAATATGAGATGGAATAAAAAAGAAAAAACTAAGATTGGAGATAAAAAAACTGTAATCAGGTTTGCATTATTCCCAGTAAGGTTAGATGATAAACACAGAGTCTGGTGGGAAAGATATGAAAAAGTCTACGAATACCAAAACGTTGAAAAAGAAGAACCTCTTAGTATATTTTTTGACGTAACAAAAACAGTATATTATAAAGAATGGGTATTGATTTTTAAGGATTATATTAAAAAATAAATATGGAAGCAAAGGAATTGTATAAATTACTAAAATTAGTAGATGGCGTTAACAGTTCTCGTTGGAGTGATGTTTGTGCTATCGTTAAGAATTTCGGTTCAGTTAAGATAGTTAAAAAGGAATGGAATGATCGTTGGAAAAATGAACATCCTGAGTACTATCCATTGAATTTATCAGAACTTAATACGTGGAGTACTTATGATGGATGCGTAGATTTATATTTTCATATTCAAGATAAGTTATTATATTGTAATGTTGTAATTCATGAAGGTGATAATTTTGATGGGCATAGAAAGGGCGTAAGATTTTCAGCTGAATTGATTTTACCGAAAAAATTTCTTACTGAAATCAAAGATAAAATTCAATGGGCATTTGATAGGTATTTAGCTAATGAATATGATAAACATTTATTGAAACAGAGAAAAGATTTTATTGATAATCTAAGAGAAGAAATATTAAAATCATGGAAACAGTAGGTCCTACACCAACAAAATTTGACGATATTTAATATGATTAGAGACGATTACATAAGATTAGGATTCGAACCAATTGGACATTTTACAGTAGGAGATGCGCTATTATATCAAATCGGTAGAGATAGACATTTGAGTGCTGGTTGTGTTGGTACACCAAATGAAACGCTATGGATTTGTCAGATGAATCCAAACAGTCCAAAGGATTGCGATGATCTTATTTGTTTACATAATTACGATTATGATGGCTATATGACAGAAGAAAAATTAGAAACATTAATTAAAGCATTAGATGAAAATTACAATAGAAGAAGTTGAAAAGATACCAGAACAAAACTGGATAGATTTTCTTAAAAAGGAATATGATTTAGACTGTGGTGGAGCTGATGGATTTATAATCGGAGAAGATGAAGATGAACCGTTTCTAAATTTTGATACCTTTTGTGAAAATCTTAATCAAACAGAAGTTGATGTTACTGAAGAACAGTATATTAAAATTAAGAATGGTGATTATGGGGTAGATCAAGATTGCCCACATTGCGAAGATGGTAAATTAAAGCAGGTTGAGCGTTTTACAAATCCATACACAATTTGTGATAAATGTTATGCAACCAGACTACAAGGTAAGCTGGGATGGGTAAGACCAATGAGAGAGGTAATGTTTTTAAGTAAACAAACAAATGAACCAGTGTTTAAAAATGAGTAAAGAATATTATTTATCACAGGATCAATCGAGCCATTGGTATGTAGTACCGTTAGAGAAACAAAAGGAGTGGAATGAATGGTGTGAACTCGATGAAGATGACGAGAAAGCATGGGATGCTCCTGAATGGGCAACATCAGTTGGCGGATGTACTAGTTTAGTAAAATTTAAAGAGTTTAGAATTAGTTAATCAGCGAAACAAAGATACTTTTTATGATATAAAATAATCATGGCAGTAAAATATGAAGATATGGCTATAGGATACAAAAAACTCAAGAAAAAGATCGAAACTGATCCTTTGAACGAAGAAGAATTAGCTTTAATTAAGTCGAGAGAAGATTTTATTGATGAAAAGATTAAAAGTAATTTCGGTACTGGTTACTTTAATGAAGTTAGTATTGAATTAGGTTACGCAACTTTTCAATATGATTTGCCAGGCGAAACCGGAATACAAAAACACAAATCAGCAAGGTTAGCTATAATGCAAAAAGAGTTAGAAAAAAGATATATTAAAGCTGGTTGGGTAGTAGAAACGCATTTTGATGACGGACTTGATGGTCCAAACAGAAGTGGCCCTGATTACTGGGTACTAAAAGGAAAAAATTAAACCAAAATAGAAATTATGATTATACCAGAAAAAGAAGAAAAATTAACTAAAGAAAAATTAGTTGAAACAGAAGTTATCATTATCTTAGATCGTTCAGGATCTATGTCCACCATTGGTCAAGTAACAGTTGATGGATTTAATGAGTTCTTAAATGAACAGAGAAACTCTGATGGGGAGGCATTCCTTACCTTAGTACAATTTGATACTAAATATCAAATGGATTACAAATCAGTTCCAATGAACGAAGTACAGGATCTTGTTTACAGAGAGACTTTTGTACCAAGGGGAATGACTGCGATGTATGATGCGATTGGAAAAACTATCAACGAACTTGAAACAGATCGTGATGTTGTTTGTGTTATTATCACTGATGGATGTGAGAATGCAAGTCGGGAATACACAGGAGAGGCAATCAAAAAAATTATCCCTGAAATGGAAAAGAAAGGATGGAAATTCTTATTCCTTGGAGCAAACCAAGATGCAGTTACCACTGGTGGAAGTATGGGTATTAATTCACAAAATTCGATGACTTATGGTGCTAATACAAGAGGAGTTAGTGCATCATTTGGCTCAACAAGTAAAAATATAAAGAGTTACAGATCGTCTAAACTTAGTGCAAGTAAGAGTAAGGGTAAAGTTAACACAGATGAGCTTGATAGTAGTTTAAACTTTAATGAGGTTCAAAGAAAAGAATCAGACCAGAAGTAATATGAAACTAAACCGAGTATTAATATAGAATGTAAAATTAAAATAATATGTCTGATGTTATACAATTTTTATTGGAGTATCCTATATGGACATGTTTAATGTGTGGGATCTTTGTTGCAATCATTATTTTTGTTAATAAAGCTCCAACTAAAAAGGATTTTACACACTATCAAAACCATAAACCAAAATATATTAATGAACCAATTGTAAAAGGTAGCCCATCTATTAAAGGAAGTCCATCTATTAAAGGATGTGGGTCAATAGGTTATATGGAACCCAAATATGAACCAGAAAATGAGTTACTAAAAAGATATCATGATTTTGGTGTGGATCCAGGGAAAATTACAACTACGGTAAACCCATCTGTATGCATTTGGTGTATTAATAGAAAATGCTTAGTTGGCGGTACAGATCAACCTCCAGCGCATGAATTGATATCTGAGGGTGATGATAAGGTCAGTATGTATTACGGGAATAATAGAACACTAGGTTTACAGGTAAGAAGTAAATTAACATATGATATGGTTAAAGAAATAAACGAAAAAGGTATAGTAGCGACTAGATGTTATTACGATAAACCTTATTTTAGATATAATTTTATACCAAAAGAATAACTATGAAAAAAAGTAAATTGAGATATGTTCCACTTCTAGGGATTTGGCATATGGACAGGGAACCAGCTAGTGAATGGAGTGATGGAGATTTTAAGGATTATCGTTTAGTCTGGCGCATTCAAATATGGTCACTTATAATTGGACAGATTGCTGTGATTGCAAGTATATTTATATTTTAATTAGTAAATAAAGATGCCTCTATGAGGCAAAATATTAATATTAACCATTAAAAATTTAAAAATGGAAACAACAAAACTAAACAATGCAAAGAATGGTGCGTTTATAGCTTCTCTGAAGAGAAACAATAAGCAAATCAGAGACGATAGAGCAATGGCTATCGTTACTACTGCGGAACTTAAGTATCGCAGAAAAGTTGAAGATCTTGAATTAAAGATCGTCGAAATGGAAAGAGAGTTGGAAAACATGCTAGATTTATCTCCGACTAACGCTCAATCGCTTACGTTAGCAAGTGATTTCAATGCTGATGATTATATCGGAAAAGATTTAGAAGTTGCAGTTAAGATTCGCAACGAAAGAATCAGATTAGATGTTGCTAAAGAAAGATTCGAACATTTGTTTGAAGAAGTAGCAGAAACAGCAACTGCATAATTATGGGACACGGAGGATATGATAGCACGAGTCGTACAGTCAGAGCTAAGAGCGCTGGTTATTACGATCAACCGATTCACAAAACGTTTTCACAACGTGAAATACACAAGGACATGCGTCCACTTGGGATAGCACTTAGAGAATCGAGAGATTCAAAGGAGCATCCAAATTCTGTACCTATTATTATCAATCTTGACCTAACAGGTTCTATGGGAGCTGTACCAGGGCAATTGGTAAAAAATGGACTACCACATATTGTCGACTCAGTTATAAAAGCTGGAATTCCTGATCCGCAAATTCTTTTTGTTGGAATTGGAGATCATGAAACTGACAATGCACCGCTTCAGGTTGGTCAATTTGAATCAAGCGATGAGCTTATGGATAAATGGTTAACACACACATACCTTGAAAAAGGTGGAGGCGCAAACGGAGGAGAAAGTTATTTACTTGCTTGGTTCTTTGCTGCTCGATACACTGAGCATGATGCAGCTGACAAGAGAGGTAAAAAAGGTTTCTTATTTACAATTGGTGATGAGCCAAACTTAGAGACTTTACCTGCTTCGACTCAAAAAGAACTTATGGGCGAAGAAGGTCAATACTCAGACGAAACTGCTGATAGTTTGCTAGCAATGGCAATGAAGAAATATGATGTTTATCATATTCACATAGGAGAAACCTGGCAAGGGAAAAATGAGACTACTTCGAATGGTTGGAAACAAGTTTTAGGAGACAACCTAATTGTTGCACAATCTCATACCGAAGTATCTGGTATAATCTCAACAATTGTTGCTAAAGGAGCATCTAATGCACCCGAATCAACAACGATAAATACTGAACCGCAAGAAGAGGTTCTTGATACTAATACTGATGTTATTCCTACTGATGCACCAACAATGCTTTAGATGAGAACAAGGGATGTTGTAATTGGGTTAATATTTGGAGACGAGGGCAAAGGCAGAACTGTCAATGCCCTCGCACTTGCAGCTTATAAAGGATCTACTATTGTAATTAGATTCTCTGGGGGACAACAAGCTGGGCACGGAGTAAGAGACGGAGAAGAATATCATATCTTTTCTAACTTCGGTTCTGGTAGTTTTCAAGGACTCCCAACTTATTGGACTAAGTATTGTACTGTAGATCCAATGGGTCTTATAAGGGAACTACATCTACTCTTAGAAAAAGGGGTTAAACCTATGTTATACATCAGCCCGGATGCTCCTGTTACTTTACCATTAGATAAGGTAATAGATTATGAGAATTCCAAACATGGAACATGCGGAACAGGAGTTGGTAATACATTTGAACGAGAAGAAAAATTCTTCTCGTTGACTGCAGGAGATTTATTAAATAGGGATGTCCTTGAAACTAAAATAAAACTATTTAGGGAATATTATTACATAGATAATAATATGCCACCTCACATGAGGGATAATCGAGTAACTATGTTCTTGAATGCAGTACAGGAAATGTTAGATAGTCCTTATATAGAAATTAGAGATAATGTTCATAAAGAATATAATAACTTAATTTTTGAAAGTTCACAAGGATTATTACTTGATCAACATTATGGATTTTTTCCACATGTTACTAGATCTAACGTTGGCATGACTAACGTTCTTGAAATATTAGAAGGTGATGATAGTGATGTTAATTTATATCTTGTTACAAGAGCGTATCAAACTCGTCATGGTAATGGACCAATGACAAATGAACATATTAAATATGATATAAAGAAAAATCCATACGAAACAAATATACGTAATAAATTTCAAGGCGAGTTCAGAAGAACTATGTTGGATCTTGATTTATTAAAACACGCTGTAAATAAAGATCCTTATATTAGAAATGCAAAGAGAAGAACAATTGTTATAACATGTTTAGATCTTGTTAGAGATAATTGGGCTTACACTAAAAATGGTGTAGTTTATAGACCCAAAACAGAAACTGAATTCGTTAAGGATATCAAAGATTTCCTTGATATGGAATTTGCTATAACTTTTGATTACCCATAATTTTTTTATTACGAAAAGTATTATTACTTTTAACGTATAAACTAAAATTAGAATTATGCTACGATTAACTGCTACCGAAGGATTGACCGATGAAGAATTGATGGAACTTGTTCCCTCTGCTTTTACTGAAGAATCTTCTGAGGTTGTTTCTCGATTATACAAACACATTACTACATCCACACTTATTAATGATATGAGATCATTAGGTTGGTATGCTGCTGATGCAAGACAGGTCAAAGCAAGAAAAGGAAACACTATTGGATTTCAGAAGCACTTGATTGTTTTTATGAACGAGGATCTTAAAATCATACAAAATGATGGTGAAGAGGTTTATCCTCAGATTTTATTAGTCAACTCACACGACGGAAGAAGCAGTTTTACTTTTATTGCTGGTTTATTCAGAATGATCTGTGAAAATGGATTAATAATATCGACCCAGGAATTTAAGAGTATTAAGATCCGCCATATGGGATATAACTTTGAAGATCTACAGGAGAAAATCAAATATATGGTCGAAAATCTTTCAGTGACTATCGAAGCAATGGAAAGAATGAAAGATGTTAAAATGGATTCTAAGACTACTTTTACTTTCGTAAAGAAAGCACTTAATATTAGATTTGAAAAAGATGAAATGTTATCCATTAGTATAGACTATGATGAGCTTATTAAACCAACAAGGGATGAGGATAAAGCTGATACCCTATGGGCACTTTACAATATAATCCAGGAAAAGTTTATTAATGGGAATTTTCATTATACTAAGAATGGTAAACTAAGAAATGCCAGAAAGATTATGAATTTCAACAAAGATATTCAAATCAATAAGGAACTATTTAACCTTGCTTACGAATATGTCTAGTACTGCAGAAAATGAAATGATTAGAAAAGAAAATGAAATAGTTAAATTAGCTCTTGATGTGATTTCGCATGAAGAACTAAAAGAACTCATTTATAATTTTTGGAAAGGATCGAGAGATGATGGATTATCTCATATTGGGAATGAACACGAGGGAACAGATATCACAGGTAGAGCTGTTTTAACAAAAGCAAATCTTCTTAGAAATCTAATATTAACACAAGTATAATGGGAAATCATATTAAAAAACATTATAAGAACTCTAATACTGGAGAATTGATATTAAGATCAATCTTTGAACATAATACCAGAATTGATTTTCCTGATCATTATTATAATATTCATGGTAAAGAGATCGGTGATGGCGATGAAGATATAGTTCCAGATTTAATAGGATTTGTTGAAATTTCAGAAAAGAAGTATACCAGGGAGAAAAAGAAACAATTAAAAGTTACCAAAAATGATTAGGTATAAAAAGGACTCTAAAACTGGAGATGCTATTACAGTAACAGCAGAAGATAATTATGATGACTATTATAGTAATATTCAATATTGGGATGTTAATAATGATGAACTAGATATATCACCAAGAAGAAGTTCAGATTTTGTCGAAATTAGGAAATTAGAATATAATATTTTAAAACTAAGACAAAATGGTAAAAGCCAAATAAAGAAAAAGAAAATAACTAAAAACTGCTGATAATGGCTAAATGGGTGCATGCATATCCGTCTGGTAGTACTTATAAGAAAGATCCTAGTACAGGAGAAGTTTATCGGCTTGAGTATTACTTTGCTGGTTATAAAAAAATGATGGACGCTTAAAATATAATTATGAAAATTTGTACTAAACACTGGGAACAGCTCAGAGAAGCGGTTGACAGAAAGGGTATGGGTCATTTAGTGGCCAAAAGTGGTGAAGATGCAATGAATCGCGTGGTAAAAGAATTAGAGGATGAAGAATTAGTAATATTTGATCCACTAATGGCTGCAAATAATGCAATATGGTCTGCTGGTTTAAAAGCTGGTGGAGTTGGTATGCTTGGTAAAGATACAAATGGAAATGAATTTTGTCCATTATGTATGTGTGAGGGAGCAGGTGGACTAGAAATGGTTAAAACTTGGATTGAAGGTAGTACTGATGACTGTTTAAATCATTGCAAAGAAAAGAATTTACTTAATAATAACTAATATGAAAGTAACAGTTAGTAAAGTCAAGCAAATCTTTAGAGAGCAAACTCATATTGGAAAATACTGGAATGTTAAACCTAGATTTAATTTATTAACTGGTAACGTTACAATTAAAATGGAAGAAAGTGAAAAGCTTGTTTATAACATGAGAACTGGATTAGGAAAAAGATATGATTGGGATGGCGATGGTTGTAGTATAAGTGACGACTTTGAATTTAAGATAGGTAAGTCCAAAAAGAATGGAGAATTAACAATTTTGAGAATAAAGAATTACGGAGATAGTATAGAGAGAATGAAATAAAGAATATTATGATAATTACATTAATACAAACAACAATATTTGTTGTTTATATCACATTTTTGTTGATAAAATTTAAAAGACCATTACCTTCCATCTCGGATAGTTGGTATAAATTGAAACCATTTCATTTACAATGGATTTTTACATTAGTTATGTATGCGTTGGGTTCACTCATGACCTTCAATGGGGATAGTAGTTCAGTTTGGCTTTTTGCATCGGGTATGGGATTGATTTTCGTTGGTGGAGCTACACAGTTCTTACCTAGGAAAGGACCAGTGCCTATAATTCATTTTACGGGGGCTGCAATTGGCATAGGCGCAGCGCTATTAGGTCTTGGTATAGATTATGATGCGTGGTATGCTTTGTCTATATTTGGTGGGCTCTCTGCACTATTTTATATTGGTGCACTTATCTGGAAATGGAAGGATCATATATGGTGGATTGAGATAATTGGAGTGATTAGTATTTTAATAGGATTATTTACAATATAATGGAAAATATAAAACTAAGAGATTATTTAGCAGGACAGATCATTAGTGCAAATAAATTAAGTACATTTTATACTGGTGGACAGCGAAAGAACATTGCTAAGGAGGGAGAAAAGGAAGAATGGATTCAACTTACTGCCGAGAAGGCAAGTGAAGAATTACTGCGAGAAAAAGTTGAAATGGCATATAAAGTTGCTGATGCAATGATTATAGCAAGAGAGAAAACCGAACCTCTTCATAGTTTTACCGTGAAAGAAGTGTACTTAGAAACAGTTATAAGTGCACTGAGTGATATTTTGAGAATTCTGGAGGGTGACAGTACTGATATTATCACTGGGTGTTTAATATATGAAAAACTAACAATTAATGAAATCATTAATGAATTAAAGCGAGCAAAATAATGATATTAAAGGAGATAAAACCATTTTTAGAAAAGAATGGATTCGAAATGATTGAAGAAAACCACTTCGTGAATGATAGATGTAGTATTACTATACAACATCATGGGGATATAACCGAGGCTTATTATGCAGTTGCAAATAATAATGGTGATGCGATGTATAGTAAAAATATAAACATATATTGGCTAATTGGAGTATTAATTATGTTTGATTACGTAGATGAAATAATTAAATAAAATAGACATGTTTGGAATAATAGCAATCGGGGTAGCTTTTCTGGTAGTTAAAAAACTTGATAAAATGGGCGAATATAAACAACCCAAGGGAAAGCATAAGAATAGATATAAATAACTAGTAAATAAAATGAAAGACAACTTAGGAGATAGAATGAAATCGTACTACGAAAGTCGTACTAAACAAAAATTAATGAGAAGAAGTTATACTGTCATTAGAATTGACGGTAAAGCATTCCACACATATACAAGAGGTTTAATAAGACCTTTTGATCATGGATTCATAGAAGATATGAATTCAACTGCTGAATATCTATGTAAAGAAATCATGGGAGCTAAACTTGCTTATGTCCAATCAGACGAGATTTCAGTAATTCTTACTGATTTTGATAATCTTAATACCGAAGCATGGTTTGATGGGACTATACAGAAGATAACATCTGTCGCTGCATCTTTAGCAACAGCGAAATTTAATCAGCTAAGATTTATTAGAGGGCTAAAAGAGATTGCGCATATTGATGAAAAGACAATGCGTCCAAATTTTGAATGGGTCGAGATGGAAGATATGAGTAAAAAGATAGCTATGTTTGATGCAAGGGTTTTCCAACTCCCTACATTAACTGAGGTTATAAATTATCTAGTTTGGAGACAACAAGATGCGGTTAGAAATTCAATCTCGTCATGTGCACAATGTTTATATTCACACAAAGAATTAAATGGCAAGAAAACAGACGAGATGCAGGAAATGATGTTTCAAAAGGGTGTTAATTGGGATAAGGCTGAAATTAGAAAGAAAAGAGGAGCTGTTATTAGAAAAGTGACTGAGGTTATTGACTATAAGCTAATCAGTGCAAGTCTAATGCCAGACGGGAATATTGGTACTAGAGGAGAGGGTAGCACTAGAACTAAATGGATAACAGATCTAGATACCCCAACATTCACACAGGATCGTGAATATATCAGAAACCTTGTACCAAATAACGCAGAATAATGATACCAAAAATAGTTAAGTTAGCAATGAACAAAATTGAGACTTCATTTAAGGATAATGACTGGTTGCTACCTGTGAAATGTAAAATCTTAGATAAGAAGTTATCCAGAACAAAACCAATGGAAGGTTATCCAAATGGACAATTGGGCTGTAAAGTAAAGTTTACCATGAAAGAAATAGGAGAACATAATGTATTTGTTCCGTTTTTATTATGTGAAGATATAATGACTCCATTAGGAAGTCATTATGCAGCAGATTTCATGGGAAAACTTTTTAAAGACGATTTCCAAAGAGTATATAGAGATTCAAAAGAATAATATAATGAGTGAAGCAGTAACAGTAGTAATAATACAAAAGGACAATTTTTCTTATAGCACAGGTACAAATTTTGAGGTCATTGTAAAAATGACTCCAGAATTTATGTGTGAACCTAAAGAAATCATACCAGATTTAGAGAAAGCAGAGTACGTTTCTCAAAGAGTAAAAGAGGAAATGTATAAACATTTAACCAGAAATATAGAAGTTGATGAAAGCTAAACTATTAAAGAAGATAAGAAAAAGATATAGTATTATTAAGCATAATAAACTTGCAAGTAATCCGACTATGGAAGAGAATAACGCAGAAAGTGAATTTGGGTTACCTTTTTATGCACTACAAGATCACGAGATAAGGAATTCGATAATATTTACCAAGTATTTTAAAAGCTTTGAAGAGGCTAGAGAAAGATTAGATAAATGGATAATTAGTGACTACGGAGAAAAATATAGGCACAAAGAGGCAGTTACACAGAAACTTTGGTATAAAAAATAAGATATGAGATATTACGACGGAGGTAAACAAGAACCGGAAGAAACCCATATGAAATGTCCCTTGACTGGTGATGTTTTGATGTATGTTGGTCATGAGATGCATATAATGGATGGGGATGGTTTCTATTCACCAAAATCTCAGCCAAAAATAATATTTGCTAAGAATGCACGTTCTACGAATCTTTTTCGTCTAATTAAATCGTACGGGGCAAGAGAACAAAACGGATATAAGTATTTTAGATTAAATGAAGACCAATCTTGGACAGCGATGATTTCTGCGGAAGGTACAACTGTTCTTTTTGAGTGGGATACACCACAATCAGAGATTGATGAACACGTTAGACTTAAGGAAGAAGAGAGAGAAAAACGAAAGAAAGAATATGAAGAAGGGGTTGCAAATGGTACCATAACGCCCGGGCCTGAATTTAAACAGATATTTGCAAAAACTGTGAGTTTGGATATGGTCGAAGTAAAACCACTATCTTCACCAAGCCCGGTTTTACATTACATAGATTTTAAATATGGAGATGATGCCGAAACCAAGAGTAGTACACTGTAAAAAAGATGAATATGATGTTTATATTGGACGTGGATCCAAATGGGGAAACCCATATACACACAAAGAAGGAACTACAGCTAAATACATTGTAGCAACCAGAGACGAAGCTATTGCCAATTATGAAGGATATCTACTTGGTAATGAAGAACTTATGGCTGCTTTACCTGAACTAAGGGGTAAAGTACTTGCATGTTGGTGTAAAGATATTAACGGCAAGGGATCATGTCACGGGGATATACTACTCAAGTATGCTAATTTACCAAAGGCATTATTTTAATAGTGATTCAAACTCGTCATATATCTTATCTATAATACAAATAAAGTTATAATCACTATTTTTAACCGTTGTATGTTTATAGTATGAATTTGAATCATAATCAAGGGTATATTGGGATTTTATTTCAACGATTAAGTTTAATGATGGAATATAAAAATCTGAAAAATATACATGCTGATTACCATCAAACCCAATATATATGAATTTTTTACCATTCAATATTTGCATCCGATCCCAATATAAATCCAAAAATTCCATTTCATAACTTCCTTGGTAAAATATTCCATTTTTATATTCTTTAACCTTATGTGCACTTTTAAGCGTTTTATTAAAAATTTCTTCATTATGCTGAGTATGTTCGACACCATATCTTTCTAAGCATGTTTCTTTTTTCTTTTCTTGGTTATTCCATGTTTTATTCCCATGTTTCTTTAGACATGTTGCCTTTCTCTTTTCTGGATTATTCCAATTTTCAGTACCATGTTTTATCATAGAGGTTTCTTTCTTCTTCTTCTGATTATTCCAGTTCTCGTCACCATATTTTTCATATCTTGTTTTTTTCCTTTTATTGTGTATTTCTTTTAACTTTTTAGGATTCTTTGAATACTTTGTGGCTATTTTTCTCTGTATTTCGGGGTTTGAAAACGGGGTACTTTTAGATTTACCAAAATTACTTCCAACCTCTTTTATTCTTTTCTTTGCACTTATCGACGCTTGGCATTTTTTACAGTAGGTCTTCCCATCTATGTACTTTACTGTACGATATTCTCTTATAAATTCACAATCACAATCATCACATAGACCATTAACTTTGACGTGTGATCCTTTAGTGAGATCTTTAACTTTTATCTCCGAATATTTCTGGTTTGAAACATTATATCCCTTCTCTCTGTAATATTTTAGAAGATTACTTGATATTTTTAGCATTACTGTTTTTGTTGTTATCATATGTTATATATATCAAATTATTTGCTGTTTTCCTAAGGTTTGTCATGGTAAAAATTGAATTCATTTTTTTATTACGAAAGATAACCCTATGTTTGTACAAATTAATAATAACTAAATTTTAGAGATATGAAAAGGATTATTTTTATTTTATTAGCAATGGTGTTAACAATAACGGCATATTCACAAACTCTCGAATTTCCTGGTGAATCGGTAGATTTGTTATTAGAAAGGGATTTAAAAGTAAATACACTTTCTGAAGGATTACACAAATTAGGTTATACTGAATTCTATTCTACTCCTGAAATGAAATATGGGGATCGATATAAAAAGGGAAATGATCAGTCAGAAAGTAATTATAACTATCTGGTTAATAAAGTCTTCAAAGTTATAAAATGTGAATTTATAAGGGGACATTATTATAGACTAACATTGGAAAATAATGAGATTGGGGTTTTATACTTTAAATATAATTCTAAATATAAACACAATTCGAATTTACTATACTTGGTGGTTTAGTATTACCTGAAGATTATTTATGTAAAGATATCAAAAAATCGGTTGATAAATTCAAAAACGAGACCGCATATGGAAGTCCGATATTAGAAACTATAAAATTTAGTAAGTACGTTACAGTATCTGATACTACTATTTATATGAGAATTACTACATATGGAAGTACGGTTAATTTATATGAAAAAGGCGCTATCATATTATTCGAAAATGATGAAAAACTAGAATGGCCAACAACAGAAGTAGATTGTGGGGATTGGGATAATCGAGGATATGAATATAGTGTCTTCGTCAGATTAAACAAATCTGATGTATTGAAGTTATCAACCCATCAGATTACAGATATACGCTTATATATTTATGACGAGGAATTAAAAGCCGATGACGCCATGAAATATCTAGAATATATGAAGTGTATAGCCAAACAATAAACACACAAATGAAATAAAACCAATATTTTAATTAATATTGGTTTTATTTTTTTATTACGTTATTTTTTTATATCTTTATATTCTAAAATAAATTATGGACACAGAAACTTATTTCATCATATATCCGCAAGGCGACAGAAGTCGAATATCAGTTGTTGGTTTAACTCCGCATATGTTATATGAAATCACTGATTATGCTCTAGCATCAAGAAAAGAATTTTGGAACGATCATGATGGTGCTATCGATTATGCTAAGGAATTAGCTAAAGAAAATGGTAAGATCTATGAAGGTGATGGTGATGGTTATTTAGATTAAAATAAAATACAATGTTTGAAATGCTATTAGGACATTTAGTTGGTGATTATTTACTTCAAAATAAGTGGATGGCACTAATGAAGAGTAAAAATACTAAAATGGGTTGGTTAGCTGCAATTATACATTGTGTTTTATATACAGCAAGTGTTTGTCTTATTATGTGGAATTTTGATCCTATTTGGATAGGTGCAGTCTTTGCATCACATTTTTTCATTGATAAATTTGGTTTAGCTAATATTTATATTGAATTTATCAGAGGTAGGAATCTAAAACGTTTTGTTAAAGAATCATGGGAAGCCGATAACTATCATATATTAAAGGGTGGGTTTACTACATTTGTTTATGCAGTAACAGATAATACGATGCATCTTCTTTTAATGTGGGGTGCATATCAAATAATTTACTAAAATATGGAAAAAACTAACAAATTAATGTTCGACGAATGGTTGGACAAGTACTTCGAAAAAGACGATGATCATAATTATTATACGTGGACATTTACCGACGATGGTATGCATCCAAATGATAAATCAAGGTGGAAAGATGATGATTTACTTCATGAATATGATCGGTATTTAACTGATAACGAAGAATCACATGTTGGACTTGATGATTATGAGGAATAATATTTAATTTATCAGTAATAATTTTTTTACTACGAAAATTAATTCTATATTGCAAACTCAATTTAAAAGTAATAACTAATAAAAAGAAAAATGAAGAAAATGTCAAAATTATTAATGATTGCACTAGTAACATTACTAGCACTCAATTTCACATCTTGTCGTAAACCTTATCAAGAACAAATATACGCAAATGTTGAGCCAAATGAGACTGCTTATGTAATTCCATTAGAGCAGGGTAATAAAGCTGGACAAAAAGTACTTAAATCTGCTGATTACTTAGAGAGTAAGAAAGTAGCGTCTAAGAGAGTTTTAATCCCGACACAATGGCACCAAGAAGGTCGATTGAGTAACGATGGTAAATGGATCCCATCAGTTAAAGTGATTAAAGTTAATCGTGCTCCAGTTACAAGAGAATGGACTGCCGCTAATGGAACAGGAACATCTGGTAATAAGAAAGAAGATATTGAAGTAGAAAGTAAAGAATCAATTGGTTTTGGTATTGGAATCACCGCCACGGGTAATATCCCAGAAGAGTGGACTTCACGATTCTTATATCTAAATAGTGGACGTACCTTGGCACAAGTAATGGATAATGACGTTAGAGCTTATATTCAAAATATTCTAACAAGTGAATTTGGAGTGCTGGATTTATCGGGATGTCAGTCAAATAGAAAAGCCATTTTTGATACGATGCGTGTAAGAACAATCGCATATTTTGAAACTATGGGTGTAAAGATTATGAATGTTGGTGCTGCTGGAGGATTTAATTATATTGATGAAAAGATTCAGATTGCTATTAATGAGAAGTTTGCATCTGAAATGAAATTTACTACCGCATCTAATGAAGTGAAAGCTGCTAATAAATTTAACGAAGCTAGAAGTGCTATTAAAGCTCAGAAAGAACTTGATGTAGATATTGAACTCAAACTATCACAAGCTAATCTTAATAACGGTATGGCCGAAGGATTTAGAAAAGGAACATTAACTTTACCTAAAGTTATGGCACCAAGTATGTTAGAAGGAATGTTTGGATTAAAAACCGAATAATATGAATAAAAAAATTATCTATACAGTGTTAATACTCCTGGCCATAGTGGCTGGGGGAATTCTCCTACTGGACGTTGCAAATTATGAAGTATCTCAGGAATATGCAATTAGAGCTGCTGATCAATTAAACGATGATGCTGCTTACACTGAACTGAAAACTCAATCCGGAGTAAATAGGATGTTTAATTATATCTATTACGGAGTTAGTCTTATCTTGGTTATCATTGGGATAAAGATTTGGATTCCTAAGAAAAGTAAAACTATAATTTAATATAAATTCGAAAAGATGAAAAAGACAGTTTTAATTATCGTAGCAGTGGTTGCTATTTTTGCCGGAATTTCTATATTCTGAGGAATTGGAGTTTCGAACGATGAAGTTAGACTCCGAAACAAAGTTGAAGCTCAACAAGAAGTTTCTGAACTCTTCTATACTAAGCTTTGGGAGATTCTAAAGTCTCAAGCTGGTGTTACTAACGAGTATGCTAAGCAATTCAAGGAAATTCAATTTGGTATCATGGAAGGTCGTTATTCAACCGGTGGTGAAATGATGAAATGGATACAAGAAGCAAACCCGGATTTTGATTCATCTCTTTATAAAAAGTTGATGAACTCTATCGAAGGAGAGCGAAATGGATTCTTTATTGAACAAAAGAAGTTGCTGGATATGCAGAAAATGCATCGTGACATGTTGCTTACATTCCCTAAGAAAATGATTGTTGGAAGTAGGGAACCAATGCAGGTTAATATTATCAAGAATCATGCTACTACAAAAGCTTTTGAAAGCGGTGTAGATAGTTCACCTGATTTATTTTAATTATGATCATATTTGGAGCATTAATAGTAGTTTTGATAGTAACCTTGGTTTTCTATCTAAGAAATCCAAAGGAGTATAAGTGGTGGGAATTTGGAGTCCCACTAGTTGTTACTTTGTTACTGATCATCGGAGCAAAGGCAATCATGGACAATGCATCTGTAAAATTCACAGAATATTGGGGTGAATCTATAGTTTCTGTTCATGAAGAAGAACCTTGGAATGAGTGGATTAGTGAAACGTGTAGCGAAAGTTATGCGTGTGGAACTGATGGTGATGGTAATACTACATACTGTACTCGTTACTATGACTGCTCCTACCAAGATGACCACGGACCTAGTTGGTATTGTATTACAGACTTAGGTAATAGATATGGTATGAATGAACATCTACATGATTCATTAGTAGGTATTTATGGAACTGGTAAAAAAGTTACTAAGACTAGAAAAAATCACTCAACAAGAGATGGTGCAGTGTATTCATCTGGTACTAAGTTTCAAAATTCCCGGGTAGGTCCAACATCCAGAGTATTTAAGACAACCTGGCCAAAAGTAGAAAAAAGTAGAAAAGGAGTTTTTACTGAACATCGATATGAAAATCGTGTAAAAGCTTCTGACTTATCGGTTTTTAATATACCAGTCGTAACTGAAGAAGAAGCGGACAGTATGGGTCTATTTGAATATGAGTACAGGATTGATAAGTATAACTGTCCTACAATACTTGGTGCGAAAGTATCACACGAGACTCAAGAAATATTTAGAAATCTAAATGCTAAATTTGGTGTAAGTAAACATTTAAGATTGTGGATATTAGTATTCGAGGATAAAGATCCTTTAATAGCTAAATACCAAGAAAACTATTGGGTCAAAGGTAACCAAAATGAATTGGTTGTTTGTATCGGTAAGAAAGGTAACGAAATCCAATGGGCACATTCATTCTCATGGGCAATGTCTGGAGCATTAACTGCTGAAGCCGCATCTAAGGTATTAGAAATGTATCAGTATACATTAGAAACAACTGATGGAAGGAAAATTACACCAATTGTTATGCCTGATGAAGTATTAGCTGATATAACAGCACAAACAGGAGTTAAGGTAGATCTTAAAGGTATTATACCTATTCCACTTGGCGGTCAAGAAATTAAGAAGGTAACCAAATCTAAAACTCCTATATTGACTGATAAGACTTGGCAAGCATACGCTGATTATCTTGGAAAGAACCTACATCGATTTGAACGTAGACAATTCATCGAAGAATTCTCTTATGTAAAAACAAGTCCTAAGACATGGCACATTGTCTTAGTTTACATATTGGCTTTGTTTATCTCATTTGGTCTTAATATGTGGGTTTCAACTAATGAAATACACGACCACTAATGAAAAAATACAGAAGAAAAGAAGAAACTTTAGTATGGGTATGGGATGGATCTATATCTATGTTAGACGAGATCAAAAAAGCCATAGAAGGTTATAATGGAGATCTTTCAGTTGCTTTAACCCAATATGACGAAAGTTGCATGTGTATTACCAATAATATGGGTAGTGGAAGCCGTGAATTATATGTTAACACAGGTGAGTATGTAATTCTTGATAACGAGAATCAGCATGTTCTTGGAGTTTATAGTAAGAAATTTTTAGAGAATAGATACGTGGAACTATGATAATTAAAAAAATGCTGAATTTTTCAACTATAACAGGAAACCTAATCGAACTCGCCTTAAATGGTGAGTTCGATGTGATTGTACATGGATGCAATTGTTTATCCAGAATGGGTAAAGGCCTTGCACCACAAATGGCTAAAGCTTTTGGTTGTGACGAATACCCAATGGAAAAAAGTGGGCCATCAATTTTTAAACTTGGGTGTATCGACTATGGAAGTGGCTATACTCATGAGGGTGGAATTTTTTATGTAGTTAATGCTTATACTCAATATGATTATAAGCGAAATAATAACATCTCACCGATCGATTATGAAGCTCTTATTCTTTGTATGAGAAAAATGAATGTAGAATTTAAGGGTAAACACATTGGATTACCTAGAATTGGTGCAGGTTTGGCCGGTGGAAACTGGACAAAAATCGAAAACATTATAAAATACGAGCTAAAAGATTGTAGAGTAACAATCGTAAATTATAATAAATGAGTACAAAAATCTATAGTGCATACCGAATTAAAAAGGATAGAGATATTCTAGCATTATTAAAAAAATGCAAGGAAATCGCAATAGAAGTCATAGCTAATGACGAATCATATCTACGCTTAGTTCATTCAATGAGTATTGCAAAAGCGTTAAAAGATCTTAGTGATAATCCTAAGAATTCAATGGCTCAATATACAATTGATGAACATAAAAAAGGTAACGTAGATGATTTTTGGATTGAATCAATGCTTGAAAAAAATCAAACCTCAACATCAAAGATTAATATTAGTGCATATTTATCTTGTTCGATCTTTTATGATGCTGATTATTGGTATATTAAATTCTTTACTAATGAAAGAAACCAATATACGATCATTGATAAAATAGTGGAAACCTTAGAACTTGAGGATTACCATTATCAGAATCAAACTGATACACCGGAAGGCGTTAGTGACGAGGATTTTGAAGCAAGAGGTGTTAAGTGGGATGAGTTACTAGAATCTTCAAACGGTAATTACAGGGATGGTTTTACATATACTATTTTTGATGCCTATGAATTTAGAATTTTATTAACTAGATTCTCTTATACTGGAAAACCTTTATATGAGCATTTGGCTTATAAGTTTGATAAGATCTTTATTAAAACTGAAGAAGACGATAAATAATTTATGACGGAGAAAACTGAGATTTTTGAATTTCTATATACAACTTGTATTTATGAAAGCGCATATGCAACAATGAGCTTACATAGAACTAAGAAAGGTGCATATAAAGCAATGAATATCGCTAAGGAAGAAAGAAAAACGAAAGGTGAAAACTAGATAAGTAAATATACTGAATAAAAAAGGTGAGACGTTAATCTCACCTTTTTTATTGCTATATGTTAGACCATAGAATAGTTAAACGCTTCGGTTTCACTATCCCCTTCCTATCATATGATTGTTAATTGTTTCTGTAACTTAACGCTAGGAGTTGTCATAATATAATGATAATTTCCAGGCTTAAGTGATGAGATATTAATGTCAATAGTATGTGTACCTTCAGTATACATGCCATGTGCTATTGTATAAACATTTTTACCTAAATTATCATAAAGTTGTATAACAACAAAGTCTTTATTTGTTATACTAAACTTAACTGTTGTTAAACCATTTGTTGGGTTTGGGTAGCTTTGATATAGTTTGGCTTCGAATTCAATTGAAAAATCTGTAATGATTACAATTGAATTTGTTTCATATACATCAGAACCTATTTTAAAGACCAAATTTGATAGTTTACTTGTTGCACCATCATCATAACTGAATAGCTCTATCGTGTAAATTTCGCCTTCATTTGCTACTTTCTGGTCATTTATATCAGCATCGTTACCCCACACTGTTATAATACCCACACCATTTTTCTGAACAACAGTACTACCAATTAATTTATCGTTTGAATACACCGCTAATTCATCACCATAATGCATTTTATCAGATTCAATAGCGATATACATATTACTGCTAGTCGGTTCAACTTTATCATAGTTCACCATATCCTTCACTACTGTTTTATTACTACCTGAACCAGCAAGAATCACTGGGTCTGTATTTGATGGGAATGTAAACGTAATTGAATTTAATGTATTCATCTTATATCCTTCACCATCAAGCATATTACCAACTTGGTTAACACCATAATATGGCCAATAAACCATTCCATTCTCATCACCAACTAATATAATATCATTTGTGATTGATGCTAATACTAAATCAACAGCACCAGGATTATCTCTCATATAAGGTATAATACTCCAACCTGAAGGAATTGTAAATTCATTTTCTTCTGGGATAGCAGCATAACCTACCATATCATACATCATTTGATGATATGTTTTTATTTGATAACCTTCAAATATACTAATATCACCAATCATATTTAAACTATATAATGGCCAATAAACCATACCATTATCATCTTTGATTAACATTATATCAGATGCTGTATTTGCAAATAGGGTATCAAAACTAGGTTCTAATGGTTCAATGTAGGTTGACATCATTCCCCAACCCGTTTTAAGATCAAGTTCTTGAGTTACTAATGGTACCTCTTGTAGTGTGATATTATCTATTGTTGTCATATTACCCATTGGGTATATGTCCTCGTCATACTTATTTACAGCTTGAAATTTAAGATTAAATACTGTTCCAGCATGTTCGTTTAGATTATATGTGATCTGTATAAGATCGTCACTGTATTCAGTTCCTGGTTGGTACGTTGTATTACCACCAAGGTCACCAATTACACTATCATTAACTAATACTCTAAACCAAGTATAGTATGTATGATATTTAAAGAATTGTTTTAAGTCTACCTTTAATTCTAGTGTTGTTAATGATGTTGCATCAATAGGACAACTATATATTTCAGAGATACGTTTCTCTGAAGACCAAGCTAGTTCATATGTATTACCAGCCCAACCAAATGCACCAGCATCTTGTGCTGACATCTTAACGAAGTGACCAACGTTACCATTATAATATGTGTTCGCTTGTAATTCATACCAGCTTTGAGCTAATGTTGTATCAATCTGAAAGACTTCAACCTCTGAATGTTTATTCTCACCAAAGTAAAAGTAGTTTGTATACCCTAATTCAAAATCTTCAGTAAACGGGAATGTATCGATTGTATAAATACTTTGAATTGTTTCAACTTTATTATCTACTTCATTATCACCAACCAAAATAAGGTTAGCACTTATTATATAATCACCAGCAATTGACATATCAAATACATTAGTTGATGTGTATACAAATGGTGAATCTGTTGGTAATATTGTTGCGTTTACATTCTCAAGATATGATGTACCATTAACTTGGTATACGATCATAAACTCATTGATAGGTAGTAACCCATCATTATCAATTAAGAAATTAATATGTTCAGTATTTGTTAATTCACATTCATTACTTGCGTATATATCTAGTAATTCTATATCAAGTGTGTTTTTATGTAACACCGACACATTATCTACATATATATTAGCACCATGACCAGTAATTGCTTTAAAATTAATGTAAACAATTTCACCAGTATAAGGTGTAAGGTCAAAACTTTCTGTAGCATAAGTTCCAGGAGCTTGACTTGTTCCGCCATCTTCTGATTGTAAATCAATACCTTGACGATACCATAATGTTGTCCAAGTAACACCTAAGTCTGTCGATATTTGTACCTCAAATGCATCTTCTAATCCTAATGGACTAAATGCACTTGACCAATCAAATAATAAAGTTGAATGTTCTGTTAATAATATTGGAGGTGATCTATAATCTGCCCATCCATTAGGCCAAAAATACATATTAGCAAATACAGCTGTGTTTGCGTATGATAACCAAGTATTACTTGGCGATTGTCCTACATTTGGCACCCATACAGATATAGTATTGGCAAACCACCCAGGAATAGGAAAACTATCAAAAGGCTCAACCCAAGGAAAGTTTTCTATCATATTAATACTTGTCACAATTACATTTAAAGTATTATTCTGAACTTGTAATGTATCGTTTAAGATATTAGCATGGAAAGTTAATTCATAATCACCTGCTGCTGTCATATCTATAGATTGAGCAAATGTATGTTCTACTATTTCTCCAGGTGCTAATATACCAAAGTATAGTTCACTAACTATGTTTGAGTTATAAGTATAATCCAATTCAATCAGATTTATAGTATCAGTACCATAATTTCGTATTGAAATTACTGGGTATTCGATACCTAGATCTGGTAAAGTAATAGGTGAAATTAAACCGACGATTCCAACATCAGTCGGAACTGAACTATATACACTAAATGTAGCTTGTATAGATTGTCCATGATAAAAGAATATTTCTCCGGTTCCTATACCATTTATCGGAGTTACTTCGAATGATCCTGTGCAGTTTGATCCTATCCATCCATCGCCATAAGTGTCATAAGCTTTGAAGATATATTCTCCAGATGGGAACGGAAAATTTGCATCAAAACAATGAGGAGTTTGACAGTCAGACGCATGAGGACCGCCACTAAGTAATATGTTATCAGTTAATGCCTCTACGATCTCCCAACGGCTTTCTTCCCCCCAACCTCCATAGGTTACTGTTACTTGTACTTGACTGAACGCCATCAATGAAAACATTAGGATAACTAATGTTGTTAATAATTTTTTCATCATTTTTTAATAATTTTTTAATAATTTTAATTTGTTAGACATCTAACAATCTATATATACTTTCTTATTATTTTTTTATATCGTTAGTTTTTATTATATTTGTGACATATTTAAAAATAGGACTTAATGGATAAATCAATATTATTAGATAAGGTTAAAAAAGGTGGATATACTAAGGATCAATTGTTTAAATGGATCGAATGTCTACCTGGATCGGTTGCAACAAAAAAACCAGACAAACATAAAAAAGGTGACGTATATATGCATCCAGTATTTAGACATCCTTATATATTATTAGAATGTAACGATAATGGTAGTTGGATATGCGGTTTACTAACATCAGATGCTGACTTTGAAGAAAATCTAGAACCTTGTAGATCAAGATTCTTCGTAGATAGTTATTTCACAAAAACTCTTTTTACTGTGTCTGTACCTGTAGGAAGTTGGTGTAACGTTTTTGATAATGCAAAACAAATTAAGTCAGTATTGATACAATTACGAAATATTTTTTTAACAATATAAGCTATGAAAATTAAAACTTATAGATACGAAAAATTCTTAGATAAAGAAACGGAAATCCTTGTACCAGAGAAACCTTTCTATTGTTTCCAAACATTCATAAGAAGAGCGATTAGAATTATCCCAAGTTTTGTAACTTGGGATGCTCCTAATACTACAAAAGGAGATCTATTCGAGTTGGAAGTAACTTGTGTATACCAAAGTTCAGAATGCAAGGTTGAGAAATTCACATATAGGGTTTCTGATATGGAAGGTCATATAAACAACGAAGCGAAAAGTAAAGAAGCTAAAATAACTAAAATGCTCCTAGAAGAGGACTATTTTCCAAGAACTGAGGAGCAATTCAATATTGATTTAGATACAGCAATTAAAACTTTTAAATAATCTTATATGAAAGACTTAATAGAATCAGCAATAAAAGGAGAAAAGAATGAAGAATTTACGTTTTTTCTCAGCGGTGATTTATCACAAATGTCAACACAAAGGAGTGCTCTTAATTTAGGAGGTGTTGAAACAAAGCAAAATAACGTATATCCTTGTGTTAGAGAGAAAGATATACCAAAAGCATTGGGTATCATCTGGAATAATAGAGTAGAAGGTTGGTGGCATTACGAGGATCTATATGTAAAACATTCAATTTGTACATCAGAAGAGTTTAAAACCAGTTTAATGCGATAAGATATGGAAAGTATTGTAGTAGGTGAATTTAAAACGACAGGAATTAATGAGGTTAATGTTAATTTGGTTGCTAGTAAATGGAATCACTTATGGTGGATAACAGAATGGAAAACCGATACTGATTGGAGTTTTAGATTAATAAAATATCTTCGTAAGGATTCACCAATAACTACTACCAAACTAACGATTTCAAGAAAACAAGCAATGGAATTAGTTGATAAGGTTGGTCTCAATAGAGAGCAAAGTGGATTCAGAAGTGGATTTTCTTGGAGAAGAGAATCTGATACAATAATGCTCAATGAGTGGAGAATGAAAAAATACGCAAATAAATAACATGACTGAACCTGTTAAAAGATTATACAATGAAGCTAAAGTTAATGTTGATTTTCATGAGGCGCTAAAAAAAGTTAGGGAAGATTATTATAAACCTGGTTTATTTTGGAGTGAGGAAGAAAAAATACTTTATGCCTCAGTATACATGGGTTGGCTAATGGGTAAGGATCAATACGATAGAAAGAATTACGAATATTAAGAATGAAATTATGATTGGAGGAAGCGCACTTAAGAATACACCAACAAGACGATATGAAGTTGGTGAATATAATGAACTTGTAGAAGAAATCACAGGAATACTAGCCAATATTGGTTGGACTGGACGAGTACTACAAGCATTCAGGGAAAAAGAATCTTTTGGTGATATGGACATTCTAATTTTGAATGATGGGAATCTAGGACAAGTTAGAGAAAAAATTATCGATGTTTTTAAACCAAATGAGATTTTCTTCAATGGTAATGTTCACTCATTCGATTATAAAGAACTACAGATTGACTTTATCATGACACCAACAAGAAACTGGGAAAGCTCATTTAATTTCTTTTCTTGGAATGATCTTGGTAACTTAATGGGAAAGCTTGCACATAAGTTTGATCTTTCATACGGATTTGGTGGATTAAACTATCGCTATAGAATGGATAATGAAAAATTTCTTGGTGATGTTAATTTATCAAGAGATCCTTCAGTAATTCTTCCATTCCTTGGTTTTGATTACGAGAGATGGTTGGAAGGGTTTGATACAATGGAAGAAATCTTTGACTATGTTATTGCTTCTAAGTATTTCTCAATGGATATTTTTAGATTTGAAAATCTAAATCACATTGACAAGAAAAGGAACAAGAAACGTAAGATGTATAATCAGTTCCTTGAATATTGTAACGCAAAGGAAGGATTACCTAATGTTGTGTTCGAGAAGGATAAAAGTAAATATCATTCAAGAATCAATGAAACATTTCCTGGATTTTTAGATAAGCTAAAAGTATTTAGAAAGAAGGAAGAACGTAGAAAAATCATTGCTTCTAAGTTTAATGGTAAGATTATCATAGAAAAATATGCTCATCTTAGTGGAAAGGAACTTGGAAAAACTATTATGCTATTCAAAGCATTATTTAGTGATTTTAATGCATATATTTATGGTACACCCGAGGATAAAATCTGGTTGGATTTTGAGAATCATATGAACACAGAAAAGGATCCTAATTAGGATCCTTTCTAGTTTGTTTAGTTTATCCTTATACAGATACTCTAAAGTTTTCTGTAGCTTTGACTGCATACATAGTACTATCATCAAGTTTACCTATTGTATTAAGTCCATACTGAGGCCACCAAACTTTAACTACTGGATCTGATCCAACAGTTTTGATAAATTCTACTTTACCGTCTGTTCCAAATAAATCTTCTGGGGTCATATCAAAACCACTAGGGAAATGAATATAATTCCAACCTTCTAGGAATGTATAATGTTCTAGGTTTATAACACCTGTTCTTCTGACAAGTCTAGCTTGACATAAATCATTTGGATCGGTAGTTGAATTATAACAATTTTTAACAAGCATTTGCTCTGGAGCCGCATTATAAAATTCCAATTCACATGTACTTGCTACGAATCTTTTTTTGTGATTATAAAGATCCAGCCAATATTGGGCATATGTACTATAGAATACTAATCTGGAATCAATAGAAATACCGTCTATTACATATCCCTTTTCTACGTATCCTTCATAGCTAATATCTAATACATTCTCAAAGAAATCCCTTATACCAGCATCAGTAAGGGTTGGTATTTGATTTAAGATATACATATAATCCGTGAATTCTGGAACCTTCCAATCAGCAAATGTAATATTATTTAATTCTGATTCTGCATAGTAACACCCAGTTTCATTATATGGATATTCAAACCCACTTTCGTAATAAAGTACGTTGTTTTTCATAACGTCAAGTTTTCCAAACGTTACTTCATTCACACTTTCTTCGAATGCTACGAAATCATAAATAATTTCTGGGTCTCCTGCTGCTACTGGAGCTAAAACTGCATTACCACCATCATTTTTTTCTATTTCTAGCATGTGTCTAGCATTTATTTGACCCATTGGATATGGGTGGAATTCTCCTAACCCATCCAGTACTTCAAAGTGGTAATAACCACGTTCTAATGCTTCCTTTATCATTTTATTTGGATTTCCTTCGATTGGATTAATCCAATCTGTATATTGTCCAGTGAGGTAATCATAAACCCTCATCTTAAATGGACCAACACCACCACTTACGGTACATGCTATTGAACCATCTTTTGTAAACTGAGTATTTGTCCACCCAAATTTACCTCTTACACTTAAAGTTTCTTCTGACATAATTTAATTTTTTTTAATCGTTGTATAGAGTATATATTGAATCTAGTTAGACATTTTTTTGTCTTTTGATTTTTTTATCATTATATAATACTAGATTACTTATAGACAATAGCGAAAACTTAAAAAGATAATCAATATAAATAACATGAAAGTCATATTTTTAGACAATGACGGCGTAATTTGCTTGAATAATAATTTTGGAAGTAGATTTAAGAAACAAAGAAAATATTTCAAAACACACACAAGAGATACTTTTAGTGATACTGGACCGGTAGAAGTTCGTTTTGATAGTTTTGATATTAAAGCTATTAAAGTGCTTAATGAAATATTAACGGAAACTGGTGCTGAGATTGTGGTATCCTCAGATTGGAGAACATATGCAACCCTAGAGGAGCTTGGTAAATATTATGAGTTACATGGTATTATCAAAAAACCTATTGGAGTTACTAAATTTTGTGAAAATTGTAATGGTTATAGTAATTATCCGTGGTCTTTCCAATGGATGCTTCAACAAGAAAGAGTCATGGAAATACATCAATATTTAAAAGATCATACAGAAATTGTTGAATGGGTAGCAATTGATGATATGCAATTGGGTAGAGATGATGACGAAAGAACTTGGGGATTGAGAAACTTTGTACATACACCAAAAGGTATGGAAGGTATTAAACAGTGCGGGAAAAAAGAAAAAATATTAGAATATTTATTATGACAAAAATAAAAGATAAAAAGGTTTTAGCGAGAAAAATAATTCAATCAACTAAGATCATTGAGCTTAATGAGAATATGGAAGAAACCAATGTTGAAATTGAAAAATTAGAAGAATCCAAGGAAGCAGATTATATTTATGTATATAGGTCTATGGATAGGTATATTGGTAAAATTAATCCAAACTTAGGTTACGACAAGGAAAGAAATGCATGGAAACATTTCTTAGACGCTAAGATAGAATACCTTAAAGAAAAAATAGAAGTATACGAGGAACGAATTGGTGAATTAATAAAATAATATAAAATGAGTAAATACATTGAATTTAGAGATGAAATAGAAGGTATAATAAATAAACATAGTTTAGAGGGTGGAAGTGATACACCAGATTTTATATTAGCTGAGTATTTAACAGGATGTTTGGAAAACTTCGACCGAATTTTGGAAAAAAGAGAACAATGGTACGGAAGAGAAACTGGTATTAAATCTCCACAGGAGGCTGATCGTCGTCCTCAAAAGTAGGAGGTTTTGATTCAGGTTTTTGTGGAACTACAGGTTTATTTTTAGCTTCTTTCCTTGGTCCATTTGACCATATCTTATCAATAGATGCTAGTCCTAAGGCTCCAAAAGCAAGTGCAGCAACCGCATTTACTAAAGCAGTAGGTGGATCAAATCCTACTCCCTTAAATTGACTAATAATTAATGCTGCACATAACGTAAGACCTGCGATGATACCAACAAATCTTTTTGATGAACCTTCTCCTCTTTCGTCACTAAATAATGATTCTAACCACCCAGTAAATTTATTGAGAATCTTTCCTATAAATTGAAAGAAATTTACTATCAGGTAAACGAACCAATTTTTATGATAATATTTAGACATAACATATTTGTTTTCTATATTTATCTTCATAGTAAATTTTTTATTGGATAAACTAGATAAAAGTATAAATTTAGAGAAACTAAGATAAGATAAATCAATAGAATATAAAAAGAAAACATTATGAGCATAACAATTACCAAAAATATTGATGTAGATGTAGAGGTCACTTTAGACTTTAATGATGTTTGTGAGTACCTCGACCACTGTAGCAGAAATGAGCAAACGGATATATTATCTTATATAGATGAGGATCTTATAATCAATGAAGTTCGAACACAATCTAATATTCCATGTCCCGAAACTGCCAAAGATACAAAATTTCAGAAAGCTTGTCTTAAGCTAATGGAATATCGACATACATTACCAAAGGAAATTGAAGATATGGTAATTAGTTTTGCTCAAAAACATACTGTATAATGGGTATTGAAAGATCCGCAGGGATAGTAATAATATGGAGTAAAAAAATTCTACTTTGTCATTCACCTAGATCAAAATGGTTTGGAAGTTACATGCCTCCAAAAGGTAAGATTGAGAAAGGAGAAAGTATAGAGGAAGCTGCATGTAGAGAGACTTTAGAAGAGGTTGGCATAGATATTAATACAAAAGATTTAAGTAATATGTACATTATTCCATACACAAAGGGTAAAAGAAAATATAAAGAAGTTTATATTTTTGAGTACCGAATTAATTCACTATTGGATCTTGGATTAGAATCCGAAACCTTACCCAAGATTATGCTACAATTGAATGAAGTGGATGATGCTAAATTTATGGATTATGAAGAAGCTTCAGTTAGAATACTACCTAGATATAATGAATTTTTAAATTCTATATTAAACAATTAACTTAATTAAAATATAATGAATTCAAAAAAAGCAGTTGTGATGAATCTTTTAAAAGAGAGACATAGATCTTTTATTGAACTAGACGAGAAAAAAGCAATTAGAAACCCACATTGGCATATGACCAGATCAATGCCTAAATCAAAATACCAGGAATGGTTAGAATATGGGGTTAATCTAGTTTCAACTGAAATGGGACTTTCCAAAGAAGAAGCAGAAAAAGAAATGTCTTGGATTGAAAATGAATACAGATTAAAATTACAATAATGACTTATATAGTAGTAGACGTAGAAAGTGATGGACCAAGTCCCGCAAACAGAAGTATGGTATCTTTCGGGGCAGTAGTTGTTGGAGATACGAGTAAAACCTTTTATGGTGAAGTAAAACCTATTACTGATGAATGGGATGAAGAAGCTTTAGCAATTAGTGGTATTTCAAGGGAAAAACATGAAACATTCAATTCACCAGAATTAGTTATGAAAAATTTTGCTATCTGGATTGAATCAGTAACACACGATAGAGCAATTTTTATTAGTGATAATCCTGCATTCGATTGGCAGTGGATTAACTACTATTTCCATAAGTATCTGGGTAGAAATCCATTTGGGTTTTCTGCTAGGAGAATCGGAGATCTTTATTGTGGATTCGTTAAGGATGCTTCTAAAAACTGGGAATGGAAAAAGAAATACAGAAAGACTACACATGATCATCATCCAGTAAATGATGCAAAGGGTAATGCGGAAGCATTGGTTGCATTACAAGGAAAGGGGCTAAAAATTAAATTCTAATGAAAATTTGTTATAAACCATCAGATGTAATGGAATGGTCAAAAGATGTTCTTTATGACTATGGATGTTTAGTTAAAACTGAGAAATGGCAAGGTATTCCTGCACCTGATGATATGTGGGAAAAAATGAACCACTCATTTCAAATGTTTATACCTAAAACTATCGAGGAACTTAAGAAAGAAATAAGACCAAACTTACCATGGGCTGATGAACATTTTGATGAGAGGGTTAGCGGGATTGGATATAACCCACCACCATCTCATATTAATTGGCCATATGCACAAAAAGATAATAAAGAATTTGGTGGATTACAAGAATTCTCACATACTTACCCAGAGAGAATTTGGCCAAAGCAATCACATAACGGTAAAAGAACATTAAAACTTAGGGGTGTTAGGTTCGAATATGGTGATTTCAATGATGTTGTTGATCAGCTAGAAAGAGAACCATTTACTCGACAAGCATTCCTACCAATCTGGTTCCCTGAAGATACTGGAGCAGTTCATAAAGAAAGAGTACCTTGCACAATTGGGTATCATTTTATGAGGAGAGGTGATAATTTACATATAGTATATTATATCAGATCTTGTGATCTTATCAGACATTTGAGAGACGACATCTATATGGCATGCAGAAAAGTATTCTGGCTTTTAGATAGACTAAGAGAGAAAGATCCAGATACATGGAATAATGTTACTCCTGGGTATTACACAATGCATATAACTTCTTTGCATTGTTTCAATAAAGAAAAGGGTATGCTAAAACAAACAAATATCTAGATGGAAATAAATGGCATTAAAGTACATTACCAGGATATAGATAATAACCTCCTACAAGTTACTGTGGAATGTAGCAATTCTTCACTCAACTACCCAATAACTGTTTATTTTTTATATAATGGGGTTACATCATGGAGTACTAAATTTTTTAATTCTGATATGTGGTGTAGATTTAACTATTCCAGAAATATGGATATAAGGATCATTGATAATATGGGTGATGTCATATTCAATAAGATTTGGAAGTTCAATTCTAAATCTGATATTTGTGAAATAGAATTCTTAAAGTGGTGTAAGGAATTTCATCATATATTTGGTAGAAATCCTGATGGTGTTGTTATTGGAAGTCATGATGGAAACAGCGGAGAATGGGTCGAAGCATACAAAAACACATTAATTGGTAAGTTATTTATAATAGAACCTAATATATTACCATTCAATAAACTAGTAAGTAATTATCAGAATGACAATAACATTTCATTTAAAAAATGTGTTGTTAGTGAAACTGAAGGGCCTGTAGATTTTTTTACCGATATGGATGGTAACTCAGAGTCATCATCTTTAATGGAATCAAACCTATTAAAGAACCATAAAACATCATATAAAGAAACTGTTGTTAGTATTAAACCTGATTATATCTTTGAAAATCATCCTGTAGATTGGTTGCATATAGATGCTGAGGGGTACGATAAGAAAATAATAGATTTAATTCCAGACCATGAACTAGAAAAAATCCAATTCATAATCTGGGAACATATACATTTAATTGATGATGATAAAACCTCTCTTAAAGATAGATTAAATAATCTCGGGTTTAATGTGTTTATTGGATTAGGTTATAATACATACGCAATTAAAGAATAATATGGAATACATTTTAGTAACAGGCTCATGTGGTCTGATCGGTAGTGAGGCATGTACTTATTTTGGTAAATTGGGGTATAACATAATAGGTATAGATAATGATATGAGAAACTATTTCTTTGGTTCATCGACGAATTCACAGAAAATAAAACTCGAGAAAGAACTAGGAGATTCATATCAACACAACCCAATTGATATCAGAGATTATTTTGATGTACTCAAAGTATTCAGTAAATATAATAGTGATATTAAATTAGTTATACATACTGCTGCTCAACCATCTCATGATTGGGCAGCTAAAGAACCATTAACTGATTTTAGTGTTAATGCAAATGGGACATTAAATGTATTAGAATGTACTAGACAATTCTGTCCAGATGCAACATTTATTTTTACTTCAACAAATAAAGTTTATGGAGATACACCAAATCGTCTTCCTTTGATAGAATTAGACAAAAGGTGGGAAATTGACAGTGAGCATAAATACTTTATAGGTATTGATGAATCTATGTCAATAGATCAAACCAAACATTCTTTATTCGGAGCTTCTAAGGTAGCAGCAGATGTATTAGTACAGGAATATGGTAGATATTTTGGTATGAAAACTGGTATATTCAGAGGTGGTTGTTTAACCGGACCTTCTCATAATGGTGCTGAGGCACATGGATTCATATCTTATTTAATCAAATGTCATGTACAAGAAAAACCATATACAATATTTGGTTATAAGGGAAAACAAGTAAGAGATAATATACACAGCTATGATTTAATATCTGCGTTTCATAAATTCTTTCTAAACCCAAAAGCCGGAGAGGTTTATAATATAGGAGGATCTAGACATTCCAACATATCTATGCTTGAGGCTATAGAAAAACTAGATAAAATATCTGGACGTAAAATGAAATATTCAATATCTGATGATAATAGGATTGGTGATCATATTTGGTACATCAGTGATGTTTCTAAATTTCAAAAAGATTATCCAGATTGGGAATACACATATAATATAGATGATATAATAAAGGAAATAACTGAACATGAATTATCTGTATGGAACAAAACAATAAAATAATAGTTACCCTTTTTGGTGGACTAGGAAATCAAATGTTTCAATATGCATTTGGTAGACATATATCAAATTTGACTAATAGGAAGCTAATATTGGATACATTCCAATTAGAAAGAAGAGATAGAGAAGAAAACTTTATATACAGAAATTATGATTTGGATATATTCAATCTAACAAACGTCGAGATAGTTAATGGTTTCAGCGAACCTGCTGAAGTTATAGTAGAACCTTGGGATGATGTACATAGGGTAAATAACTTTCTATTAACAAAAACAATCACCAGCAAAGCTAAGAATCTACGAATAGAAGGTTATTGGGCTTCACCAAAATATTTCAACACAATAGATTTTGATTTCAAAGACAAAGTTAAGGATAATAAACTACTAAACGATATAAGAGATTCTGAATCAGTTATGTTAAATATTAGGAGAGCTGATTTTATAGATAATGAATACTTAGGTCTTATCGGCAGAGATTATATAGAAAAGGGGTTGTCTAGATTAGCTGACATCAACACTAAATGCTTTATTTTTTCTGATGATATAGATTGGTGTAGGGAAAATATAGGAGATCTTGGATATATTGTTGATCACTCATATAAAGGTTATAAATTTTCAAATTATTTACAATTGATGTCTAACTGTAAATATTTTATAATACCAAATAGTACATTTGCATGGTGGGCAGCATACATATCTAAATCTAAAAAGGCTGTTTATTATCCTGATAACTGGATTAAAAACCCTAAATCTGAGATTGTTGATATATTTCCAAAAGATTGGATCAGAATTAAATAAAATTAAACAGCTTTTAATAGTAGGTAATAGAAACAAAATGATTATATTAGCGTAAAGATTATAACAAATAAAAATATGATAAGGAAACCTGCTAAAAGAATCAAAGAACCTACTCAAAATCTAATTGAATATTACGAAAAGAATTTTGTAAGAAATCAAAGAAAATGGATAACAAGATCTAAATTAACAGAGGAACATTTAGGAGCAGAATTTGACCTTAATGGCGAAAAACATAAATTATTAGGAACAGTTAAGGAAGATGAGGTTCTAGTTCATAATATAGATACCGATGAATATTTTATTATGGATATAGACGTTCCAACTAATGCTATATTGATGTAAATTGAACGAGATTATAGTTACTACATATTCACCAAGAGCTCATATCCAAGTATGTTACTTGATAAAGATGCATAATTCGGAAATAGTACATTCTGAATTTAGTAAAGATGATGAGTTCTATGGAAATTTTATAATAAAAACTCCAATAAATTCTATAGATCATTTTATAATGGTCACAGATACTTTAGTTGAAATCATCGACTAAAGTATAGATTTCTTTAAAAGTTTCAAAAACCACAAGATCTCTTATATACTCACGATATATAAGATGGTTATTTTGAAGATTGGGGGATTTGCAAAATAAAGAATTATATGGATAAAAAGGAAATTAATGTACTCTATGAAATGATAGAGCAAATACCTGATCACTTGGTTTTTAATTTTGGTCCTGAGGAATGGGCTAGTGTAAAAGTAGTAAATGGTGAAAGTAAGGTAAGAAGCATTATGAGAATTAAAGAAATCTGTATCCTCGATTCAGAATTAACCCCACTTACCGAAGTAGAAATTCATTATCATGATGAAAAAGAAATCTTCATAGTCTATGAAGGCACAATCACAGTAACAATCAAAGATGTAATACATAAATACAGTGCAGGAGAAGTTGTAGAAATTTCTCCTAATACACCACATTTTGTGAAGACAGATGATGGCTGCAAATTAATAGCAATCACAATCCCAGCAAATAAGTATTGGTCAGATGTCAAAGATTAATGAAGATAATAGCAATGGTTACGTAACATTAAAGGTATTATTAGGAGAGTTAATTAAACAAGTTGATAAACTTGATACCAGACTTGAGAAAATTGATGATAAACTTGATGATGCTAAATCAGATTTAAAGGATGAGGTTGCTCAGATTGCACAAAAGTTAGCAGTTATAAATACAACATTTAAAGGTGACCTGAAGTTACTGGAAGATAGAATCAAAGGTAGATCTGTAGCATGGTCAACGATAGCAACTCTTGGAGTGTTAGCAGCTGGTTTCCTACTAAAATTTCTATTTTTTGGGGAAGCTTAATCGATATATACATAAACAATTTATAATTATGAGCAACGGAACAGAAACAAACATGGAAGCTAAGCAACCAAATAAGAAATATACAACAATCGATAATTTTATCAAATGGTATGATGAAAGACCTTGGGGAACTGAAGAAGGTTCATTAGGTTTAGATCAACAAACTGTGGGTAAAATCATACAGTATGATGATTTCAGAAAGGAAGCTAACAAATTACAATCTAAATAACTTTTAATATTCGAAAGTTTTCTCGTTATATACCATATAACAACTACGGAGAAAATATGGAAGAACATGAAAATATTCCTCATGTTGAAATGTCACAAGAGGGAAAAAAAGGTTTTTGGGATCTTATATACAAAAAGGTTACAGCAGCAATAAATAACAGATATCCATTTAGTGTAATATTTACATCTGATGAATCAGATGAAGGGTATTCTGTGATCATACAGGAAAAAGATTATCTTGTTTTCCTTAATAACTTCCTTAAATTTTCAGAAAATCTAGAAAGATACGAAACTTGTATCGAAATTAAAGCTTTAATAGAAAAACTAAAAGAATGGCACACGGAGATAAATACAGATTAATTCGAGCTGGTAGAATCAATAATATAGAAGTTACTAGCGGAGATATATTAAGAGAAAATGCAACGAATAAAACCGTAAAGGTTAGAAATGCTTATGCAGATATAGAAGGTAATATTTTACTGGCAGTTGAATATAACGCACCAAGTGAAAACAGTGCACCTTTCCAATTGCCTATAACAGCATTTTCTTTTATATTCTAAAAATGGAACAAGAAGGAACAACAATGCAAACTGAGGGGGAAAAACCACTAGAAAGAGAAATCTATGAAAATGCTATTCGTAGACTGGAAACCCTTGGACTAAAGGCTGTTATGAACAAAAAGCTTATAGGCAAACGAGAGGTAATAAAAAAATCATTACTTGATTATTACGAATCCACAGAAGAGTATGAAAAATGTAGTTATGTTAATGACTATTTTGAAAAGTTAGAGAATGCAGTACTTGTTAATGTAATAGATTCCTTGGACAATAAGGAAGAAACCTCCGATTAATTACCAATATAGTTTAAAATGAAATTTCCATTTATGAAAGATAAGTTAAGATTCAAAAAACTAACAGAAGAACAAAAAGATTATATCTACGAAACCTATAAAGATACGGATATGACTTGGGATGATCGGATGTCAATATTAAAGGATTATACAGGGAAATCAGAAAGAACTGTTTTAAAGTGGTGTGCAGATTTAGGATTCTCTGAAACCAAAATACCAGAACCAGAGCAATTCCAAAAAGCAAAACTCAAGCAATATGATGAGACCAAGAAAAGGTTTATAATAACTTGGGGACAATGTAACACTGATGTACATACCAAGTTTTTTAATAACATAAAAGCTTATGGTAATTTTATAGATGCTGACATTCATGTTATAGCAGGAAGATATAGAAATCCAACATCATTAAAAGCTGAGCATGGTAAAAAGCATGAAGAAGTATGGGAAGATGAACTTCTCCCGTACCTGGATGCTAATAGACATAACATCCATGATTATGTTTCAATACTTTCTGATATTAAAATACAACCAACTGCTGCTAGACCAATGTCAAGTATGTCTGCTGTTAGTGGGGAAAATTCATGTATATTCGGTGCACCAAAAGTTCAAATGGAAATGATTCCGGTATTAGCTGGAAGAGATCCAAAAATGATGGTTACAACTGGAGCATGTACTTTACCTAATTATACTAATACTAAAGCCGGTAAGAAAGGGGAATTTCACCACACATTAGGTTTTGTTGTAGTAGAAATCAAAGATGATGAGCGTTTCTATCTAAGACAGGTAACCGCAACAAAGAATGGTAACTTTAATGATTTATTCTACCAAGTTAAGAATGGTGAGGTAACCAAGAATGATTCAATTGCAGCAATAATACTTGGTGATATTCATGTCGGTGATCATGATGAGAATATCTTAGATAAAACTTTCAATGACTTAATGCCCAAATTAAAGCCAAAGAATGTTATATTACATGATATTTTTAATGGGCATTCTATTAGTCATCACGAGGAACAAGACCCTTTCAAATTATACGAAAGAGAGGTTGACGGTTCGAATTCATTAAAACTTGAGATTGATAATATGCTCGAATGGTTGGAGCAATTAGCAGACTATAATGTGACAGTGGTTAGAAGTAACCACGATGACTTTATTGATCGCTGGTTAAAAAGAGTTGATTGGAAGAAACAATTTAAAAACAAACTTGAATATATTGAATATTCTGCAGCATTACTAAGAGGTGATGCACCAAAAGGAATCATTCCTTATATTATAGACCAGAAATTCCCAGGATTTACTACATTGGATAGATCGTCAAGTTTTAAAGTACTTGATTGGGAATTAGGACACCACGGAGATATTGGAACAAGCGGATCTAGGGGTTCATTATTACAATTTAGAAGATTGAATACTAAATGTGTTATTGGCCATTATCATGCACCGGGCAGATTTGATGGAGCATTAGCAGTTGGTACTTCAACCAAACTAAGACTTGATTACAATAAAGGAGCTAGTGGATGGTTACAAAGTCATGTTATTATACATCATGATGGCAAAGCACAACATATTAATTTCATCGGTACCCAAGGCGGTTACACCACATTTGAATATTAGAAAATGAAAACAATTAATAAAGGGTCAGGGTGTTTCATAACACAAGGAATTTTAGAAGACGTAAATATTTCCTTTCTACATTCATCAGATACGTATAGTGGAACATTTATATCTTCACCTAAACGTGTTGCATCAATGGAAGAAACATTTATAGAAAATGCAATTGATAAATTTAAAAAACTATGTTATGTTGAAACCCCATATCAAATTTTTAAGTCATATCAGGAAAATTACCCTGAAGTATTAAATACAAGATTATGTATGACTCAACTTCATGATAAAAAATCTATGGAAATTGGGGTTATATGGTTTGATAATGGTATTAAGGATGTACGGGAAAGTTTATTGGATATTTTATCTAAAATTGACTGGAGTATAGCAATAGAAATAGATTGGTAAAATGACAACATTAAAAAGTTTAAAAGAAGAATTAGAACCTTATAGAAATACCTTAGTTATAGGTGCTTGGGATGATATTGTAAGACTTGTAGATGTAGTTGATGAAGAGCATGATTTTTGCTGGGTTTACGATAGCAGGACAAGAGGTATTACTGGCGAGTCATGTGTTGGCGGATGGATTCCATTAAAAGGATTTATCCCTGATGAGGAATATGATAGATTAGTAAGAGTGTGGAATTTGAATAATGTTGAGAAAGCAGTTTAATGGAATATGTTGCAGGAATAGATGAAGTTGGAAGAGGATGTCTTGCTGGTTGGGTAGTTTCAGCAGCAGTGATATTACCCGATGAATTTACTGATCCATTAATCCGGGATAGTAAAAAACTAAGTAAAAAGAAAAGAGAAGCAGCTCACAAGATAATCTTGGAAAATGCTATCTCAATTGGTATAGGAATAGTTGGACCTGAAGAAATTGATAGAATTAATATATTAAAAGCTACATTCGTTTCTATGCGAATGGCAATAGCTGATCTACCAATTACTCCAACTAAACTAATGGTTGATGGTAACCAATTCCCAGGATTCAGGCATATCCCATACGAATGTATAATTAAAGGTGACGATAAGGTCCTATCAATTTCAGCAGCATCAATTGTTGCTAAGGTTACGCGAGATAAGATGATGACAGAGTTAAGTAAAGAACACCCCCAGTACCTGTGGGAATCAAATTTTGGCTATGGAACAAAAGCACATATTGATGCTATTAGAGAAACGGGAATAACACAACATCACAGAAAAACTTTTTGTACCCGATTTATAAGTCGAAAATCAATTTTTTAATGGAGTTATATATGCAAAATAATACAGAAACAAAAATGGGAGAAAGTTATCTTTATTACCTAGATTTAACTTCAAATAAAGATTTTGATATAGGATCAAACACTATAGCTAAGGAGATATTAGATTTGGATTTTAATTCAGAAATATTAGAATTAATTTCAGAATCGATTGAATATAGTAAATCGCCTAACGGGAAAATAGTTATTTATTTTGAAAACGAATTGCATGACCAAGAGGATCCTGAGATATTTCTTGAGATCATAAAAGAACTAGAAGAGATTGTCGATGGTGGATTCGAAAGTCGTTCTAGATTTAAGTATGAAATAGAATTTCCATTCCACTCAAAAACGTGGATCAAGGAAGGATATGAATGGGAATTAGCATTTGACGAGAATGATACCTATCTAGAAGATGGTAATGAAAGATGGGAAGACCCTGATTGGAACGAACAATAATATGGATAACCCACTTGCAAGTAACATAGGACCAGGAACTTTTAGATTATTATCTAAAAATAATAAACAAGCGGATCTATCTCGTATAATAGATAGAAAAACCGAAAATATAATAAAGTCAGGGAACACAAGTAAGTTTCCAACTACAATCAAGGTTATAAATCTGGATAGTAGAGAAGATAGGTGGATAGAATTCCAAAAACGTAACAAAGATCTGTTTGATTTGTTTGATGTCGAAAGGTTTTCTGCAATAGAGGGTTCTGATGTTAAATTAGCTATCTTCAACAGCTATATGGATTGCCTGAATGAAGCGTTTTTAACAAATGACACAGTTATCATAATGGAAGATGATGCTTATCTTGCTGATGGTGCTTTGGATAAAATTAAAAAAGCATTCGATGTACTACCAAAAGAATGGGATGTATTGATTGGTAATCATTACTTCTTCGGCTCAATAGAGCTTCTTAACGAGCATATCGCAAGGCCATCTAATATAGGATCAACTTTAAATTTTGCGATGTATAACAAGACTATAATGAATAAAATAATAGATAATTTACATTTAAGAAAAGATGATAAGTTAGATTTCGATCACTTTATCACCAGTAGAGATACAGCAATAATAAATTATACTATCTGGCCAATGGTCTCCAGAGAATACGTAAGCCATTCTGATCATAAAAATATGGTTAAGGATATGACATTTCGTATTAGAGAACATGCAAATCTATTCCCTTTTGTTGATAGTGATACGTACTACAAATCACTAGAATCTTGGTAAACCAGCCAAAAACCTCATTTAAACGAAACGAAACAAAACATACATTCTTCACTTAAAACATAAAATATGTTTTATGAAAAGAGTAATCCAACTTACAACTGCTTTTGGTACTATTTATGAAATCTCACTTCTTAGATTTACACTTAGTACGATAATATCATTTATATTAGCATTAGTAGTTAATCTTAGTATAATTAATAGTGAATCTGGTATCTATTACTGGAAAGGAATAGGAGGTATTCCTGGATTAGCTATATCTATTCTAATAGCTGTAATATGGTTTACTTCACTATTTAATAATTATACTAAAATCGAGAAAGATGATAAAGCTGAAGAATAAAGATAAAGTAACTATATTTGGTTGGATAGTACTTGTAATTATGTTAATAAGTATTATATCTATAATATTTGGTGCTATGTATGATAGTATGACATATGTTGACTTAGGTTTCTTTGGATTATTGTTAGTTCAAATCGGTATATGGTATGATAAATGGAGGATAAGAAATGAAAACAAAAGAACTGAAGAAGATTTACAGGGATAGATTAGACGGTAAACTCGAGGCGAATATCAAAAGAGGTTCAGGGTATTATATCACTTTAGGTTTACTATTCCATGATCCAGTTGGACAAATCTGGGAAACTACGATGGAGAGTGGTAAAACTGGAGTATATCAATTATTAAGCTATACTAAATATAAGGATCCTGATGATATGGTAAAGGAAAGTGAATGGTGTTTTTTAGGTTATAAAGATAAACTTATTGCAGATTGTACATTTGAAGAATTTGAAGCAGTGTATGGTAAGCTTTTTAAAGATTAAATATGAAAGATAGTATCACAATAGAACAAATGCAGAAAACCCATAAATGCAGAAAGGCATTTGAGATTATGGTTGATAATAAACTATGTCAGGTATGGAACATTGAGAATTATAAACATAAGCTTGGTGAAATGAACGGCACACCAACAACATGGTGGCTTGATTTTTCTGGCGAATTGATACCATATGTTGATGTACTGATTAATAGACCATGCTGGGAAATTGATTACAAGCAAGGAAATCGTTCTAAATATAAATGGAATGATTGGCAGATAACTAGTACAGGTAGATGTATAATAAAAGCTAATGGTAAAGAGGTATATTCCTTTGGTAGTCATAATATAGCTTATGCTATGAGTAAAGCTCAATCATTAATTATAGAACTTACAGAACACCCATATAACTTTCTAAATCCGGAAGAGATGAAAGGAAGAAAGATTTACTATTATGGTTTACCTGCAATGGTTGAACCTAGCTCATATCCTGGTGAAATTAGTATAATTCCTGATTATGAAAAAATCGAAAAAGATGAGTGGTGGGAATTACTACAAAAGAGAAAAAATCCTGTACTATTAGATGATATGAGTGATATACATAAGGAAGATCTTGAAATGGATAAAATGGACGATGAAGAATGGAAAGATTATGGAAAAATCGGCCATGGTGATGCACTTTGGGACGGTATGATAAATTGGTTTAGATAAATTTAGATATAATATGGGAAGGGAAATTAACAGAGCCCAAATGCTTTTGGGTCATTTAGGAGAATTAAGAAAAGTTGGGAACACAACTCTATTGATTAGTGGAATCGCAAACTACAAAGAAAAATTTTATTTGCTTGCCCCAACAAGAGAACATTTTAATGATACACTTAGAAAAGCAATGCTAGTAGATCCTGCAGTTAAGGATCGAATGTTATATTTACGAATAGATCGACTGAATGGAGTTATTGTACGACGGTTACCTATTGCAGTTGATGCTGATATGATTCAATATATGCTGGCAAATATATTACGTGAACACTTTAACGAAACTAAATAATAATAAAACAATATGAAATTTATAATAGCAGGTGGAAGAGATTTTAATAATTATGCCCTTTTAAAAAAATCATGTGATGAATTAATACTCGATAGAGTAACTGAAGTTGTATGCGGTGGTGCAAGGGGAGCAGATTCACTTGGTGAAAGATGGGCAAATGAAAATAATATACCAGTTGCAAAATTTCCAGCAGACTGGGATAAGTTTGGTAAATCAGCTGGGTATAGAAGAAATGTCGAAATGAGTAAGAACAGTGACGGTACAATAGTTTTTTGGGATGGTGAAAGTAAAGGAACTGTTCATATGATAAACATTAGCGCAGCTATCCAAAATAGGGAATTGCATGTCATTAGATATGGCGAGAATGGAAATGAAGTAACAATAAAGCTAGATGAAGAAAATAAAGCTAGTAAAATGTGGTAAAAGATATATTGAAGAGAACTGGACTTTCACAAAATTTATACCGGGGATAGAATTTAAAGAAAAAATAATATGCAATACAATGAACCTGAGGTTACTGAAAGTAGCCCAACGTTAGTAGATGATAGTTCTACAACAAAAATTGATGAAGTGAATAATGGACATAATCAATGGTCAGTTCACGGAGCAAATAAGTATATTCCTACAATGCCAACCATTACCAAAATCCCACCTGGATTTTATGAAACAAAGAATGAACCAAACATAGGAGTACACTTAGAAAAAAAGGAAGTTAACACTGACGAATTATATCAGCTTCCTAGCCCCGAGTTAATGGACCTTATAGATGATATTGAAAAATTCTGGGAAAGAAAAGCTACTTATACAGGATATGGATTCTTACATAAAAGAGGTATTTTAATGTATGGAAGTCCAGGTAATGGTAAATCAGGTATTATACAGCTCTGCACTAACCATTTAATAAAAGAAAAACAAGGAATTGTTATTAATATTACCAGTGGGGATTCTATAAACGATTATAACAATTTAATCGGCCCATTGCGATCAATAGAAAGAGATAGGCCTTTAATCGTTATATTAGAGGATATTGATGCTATTGTTAACGAGGGTAGCTGGTCAGCATCATTACTTCTTAATTTATTAGATGGGGTAAAACAAATTGATAATATTGTTTATCTTGCAACTACTAACTATCCAGAAAAATTAGAAGAAAGAATTTCTAATAGGCCTTCAAGATTTGATAGGAGATATGAAATTGGAAATCCAGAAAATGAGGTTAGAGAAGCTTATATTAGAAACAAACTAACAAAACCAGATCTAAAAAGTATAGAACTTGCTGAATGGATCAAACGTACTGAGGGAATGTCTCTTGCACACATCAAGGAATTAATAATATCAGTATTCGCATTAGGTAACACTTTTGAGGATAGTCTAAATAGACTAAATGGTATGAAAATAAAAGCTAAAATTAAAGGCAAAATTAAGCCAATTGGATTTGGTAAAACTGAATAAAGTAATGATGGAAAATAATAGAAATAAATGACGAAGAGAACAGAAGTGCTAGTAAAATGTGGTGATAATTGCTCGGCGATGTCAGTAGACAGGTTCGATGGTGAGGGTGAAGAGTATTATGTTACTTTTTATAATTCATACGAGGATTGTAGTTGGTTTAAAAAAATAAAAACCATCTGGAAGGTTCTAAAAGGTAGAAATATTCATAATAGTGAAATAATCCTATCCCCAGAAGAGTATAATAAATTAAGAAATTTTAAATAATGGACAAGATAATAATGGACAAGATAATATTAATATTCTATATCGACATAGGTGGATTATCAAGGCAACGAGCACAAGAAGGTTTGAATAGCATAGCTAAGATGCTAGAGAAAGATGCAGAAAATGAACCGATATTAACATTTATAATGCCAATAAAAAATGGTGATTCGAGAGTTGAATGTATAAATCCTAAACTTGTATCAGAAGAAGAATATGGGAACGCTAAAGAGGTATTAGAACGTAACCAGAAAACTCTTGATGATTTATTAAAGATTGGGGATAAAGATGTTGGATAAACTTTACCCATTGTAACCGATGTTTTTTGGTTCTTAACTGATATATATAATAAACATTTTAAAACAATGATTGTATATAAAATTATTAATCAAATAAACAATAAAGTTTATATTGGACAGGATTCTAATAACGACCCAAAATATTTAGGCTCTGGTAAAATAATTAAACAAGCTATTAAAAAATATGGGGTTGTCAATTTTACTAAAGAATTACTGGAAGAATGTGATTCTAAAGAAATGTTGAATGAACGAGAAAAATTTTGGATTTCTTATTATGATTCAACAAATCGGAAATTTGGGTATAATATTACTTCTGGTGGGGAAGGAGGGGATACTATTTCAAACCATCCGGATAAAGAGTTGATACTCAGAAATAAAAAGAAGAATTTAGAGAATTTATCGCCCGAAGAAAAAAAGAAAAGGTTCGTTTCATTTTCAATAAGGGCAAAAAAAGATTGGGAAAACTTAAGAAAAAACGAAAACAAACTAAAGGAAAGGAATAAGAAAATTAGTAAAGCTCAAAAAAGTATTAAGAAACCGAAAGCTCAAGTAGATGCACAGAGAAAATCGTTAATAGGAGGAGGAAAGGTAACAGGAGAAAATAATCCGATGTACGGAAAAACCCACTCTAAAGAAACAAAAGATATGATAAGCAAAGCTAAATTGGGTAAATCAATGGATATTAAACCAAGAGCTAAATTTAGATTCTATAAGGATTTGGTTTTTGTGTATGAAGCAACAGGTCAAAAAGAAGCTAAAGAGTTTTGTATAAAAGAAAAAATAAGTTTCCAAACATTATGTAAAAAAACTAATAAATGGAAAGGTTGGTATTGTGAGAGAACTAAAAAACAATAAGATGAATAATTTAGATAAAAAATATCAGGATCTATTAAAAGATATTATTAAAAATGGAACTAGAAAATCTAACCGGACTGGAATTGATACTATTTCTGTTTTTGGTAGGGTGATTAGACATAATATGTCAGAAGGATTTCCTTTATTAACTACGAAAAAAATGTATTTTCATGGTATAGTTACTGAACTTTTATGGTTCTTAAGAGGCGAAACTAATATAAAATCCCTAATTGAAGATGGTAATTATATTTGGGTTGGTGATGCTTATAAATATTTCATACAAAAGCATCCAGAATATAACATCGAGGTAGAAGGAGAAAAACACACATTTAGACGACTATCTAAAGAAGAATTCATTGATAAAATCATAAGTGATGATGGATTTGCTAAACAGTGGGGAGAAATGGGTCCTATTTACGGTAAGCAATGGAGAAATTGGGAAAAATACAATAAAATAGGTCAACATTATTCTTCAAAAACTAAGAAAATTGAAGAATCTGCTATAGTAGGGAGAGAATCAATCGATCAAATCCAAGAGTTAATTGATAAACTTAAATCAAACCCTGATGATAGACGCATGATGGTTTCTGCCTGGAATGTAGCAGAGATTGGTGAAATGAAATTACCACCCTGTCATTATGGCTTCCAAGTTTGGACTAGGGATCTTACACTCAAAGAGAGAAGAACTCTAATAACCCAGGAAATGTTCAATGAAATATACAATGGAGGTGGACCAGAATCATTAAGTCACAGTGAAATTGATCAATGGGATGTTTCCAAGAAAGTAATTTCTCTTCTCGCGAACATCCGTTCTAGCGATGTTCCTTTGGGTTTGCCATTTAATATTGCATCATATGGGCTTTTATTAGTAATGCTTGGTGGTGAAGTAAATATGATACCTGATGAACTTATAATAAATACTGGGGACACTCACATTTATGTAAACCAATTAGGTGGTATCAAAGAACAACTGACTAGAAAACCTTATGAATTACCTACAGTAAAAGTACAAAATGGAATACACTGCTCTAGTATTAATGATATTATATTGAAAAATTACAAATCTCATCCAGCAATAAAAATACCTTTAAGTAATTAATTATGATATACACAACTAAGATAGTCGAAGAACTAGAAGTCCAATATAATAAAGGAATTTCCAGTAAAAAATGGGAAAAATTATGGTATAGAGGAAATATAGGGGTAAGAAATAAAAACCTACTTTTTGAATTCACGGGTATAGAATCTACCGAATATTTAATCTGTAGAGATAACCCAATATATTTCATAGAAAATTACTGTAAACTTCCAGGAACTGATGGTCCTATAAAGCTCCATAAGGTACAAAAAGAAATGTTTCAGAAAATGTATGATAATAGGTTTTCTATTAACATGACAGCTAGACAAGTTGGTAGTACTTTGATGCTGAATTTACTAATGCTACATAGCTTCACATTTAAGCAAGATAGAGCTATTACACTTTTCTCCAACACACTTAATGATGGTAGAAATAAAATTGAAAGACTAAAAGCAATATATCTAAGTCTTCCATTCTTTATGAAACACGGAGTTGTAAAGTGGACTAAAAATAGGATTGGTAGTGATGCTGGTAATAACCTGAGATTACATGCTACAAGTAATCCTCCTGCGTATGGCTTAGGTGAAGTTTATTTTGATAATTTTGCATATGTAAAGAATCAAGAATGGGTGTTTAACTTAATTTTACCTGAAGCTTATGGACGCAAAGGG